ACTGACAGGAGACCAGCCATGACGATCCTCCCTTCCCCCGACGTGATCGAGCCCGACCTGGAGGATCTCCAGGCCCAGTTCACCGACGTGCTGTTCACGCAGTGCAAGTTCCAGCTCACCGGCAGGGTCGACCTGGCCATGGCCGTCTACCGTGACGGCATCCAGGTGGCCACAGTGAAGCGTGAGGGTGACGCCTGGCAGTTCCAGTTCAACGACCGTTCGATCCTGAGCATCAACGACGAGGTGTGCTTCGAGCGCATCCTCGACCAGTACGCCATGCTTCGTGAGATACAGCGGAGCGACTACGAGGCGGTCCGCCGCCGCAACCGCGCCAACGGCCTGACCCGTGCGATCAACATCCTGACGGGAGACCAGCCGTGACCGACATCCGCAACATCTTCATCCACCTGAAGGGCGACGAGACCGGCGTGTGGCAGATCTCGTCCGCCACGAACGGCGGCTACGAGCGTGTGGTCGAGCCGTTCGAGATCACCTCCGATCACGTGGACGACGTGCTCGCCGCCATCGGCAACCCTGCCATCATCCGGCACGTCGGTCTGGTCCGCCAGTACGCCGTGCACGAGCTGGCCGACAAGATCAAGCGGATCGAGGCGCAGGCGGACGAGCTGCCCGCTCTCCGTGCCCGTCTGGCGGACCTGACATGACCGTCCCGACCAGCGTGGTGCGTGGTAGGCTCATCGCAGCCGTCCTCCGGTTGGCAGCCTCCGAGGCGCACCTGAACGTCGTTCTCCCCGGCCCGCACGACGACGCCGAACTGGAGTACGCCACCGACCAGATCGACAAGGCAGCCGCAGAGCTGACCGCTCACCTCCAGGAGAACCCATCATGAGCTTCCTCACCGTCCCCGAAGAGATCCCCGAGTTCAACTCGGCGTTCATCAACGTCCTGGCCGACGTCATCGAGCAGCACGAGGACAGCTTCGACCTGTCCGAGTGGTTCCTGGTCCACGGCTCTCGTGCGGGGCTCTCGCACCAGACCCGCATGAACACGGCCCTCAAGGCGTTGCTGACCCTGGCCCCTGGTGAGACCTACTGCGGCACGTCGGCCTGCATCGCCGGTTGGGCGGCCGTGATCGGTCAGCGCCAGCTCAAGGCTGACGGCTGGCAGTACGTCCACGTGGAGTACCAGGCCGCTCACCTGATGGGCCTGACCTACAGCGTGGCCTACGAGCTGTTCCACAAGTCGAGCGACCTGTGGTCGCAGATCCAGAAGCCGACCGCCGCTCAGGCGGCGTGGGTGCTCCGCTACCTGGCGACCAACGGCCGCCTGCCGAGCGCTGGGCTGATCCCGTCGTGAGCCGCCGCAGCAGGGCCATCGAGGCCGCCATCAAGGCGCACGACGAGCGTCTGATCGACGTGTACGGCAAGCTCGTGCACTACATGCTCGGTGAGCGCCGCAAGGGGATCAACCCGTCGTACCGTGGGACGATCTTCTCCAGCGACGCTGTCGGGTGCACCTACGACCTGTGGGACACCCTGAAGAGGGCCGCCGTGTCCGAGTCGCTGACCCTGTTCGACGCCGAGTGCGACTCGTACGCCGAGCGTCTGGCCGAGCGCCAGGAGGAGCTGCTGGCCAAGCTGGCCGCCATTCCCGCCGCTCAGACCGACGAGACGGTGCCGTCGTGACCACGAACCGTACGATCTCGATCCGGATCAATAAGCCGCTGGAGATCATCGACGGCAGCGAGGGTGCCTCGATCATGTACCACGGCGAGATCAACCACCGCCACGGTGCTGTATCGGTCGGCAAGGCCGACATGATGGACTACGAATGCACCGGCACCATGCACTGGCTCCGGTTCCTGCTGGAGTCCGGTGTGGCCGTCGAGTTCGGCACACTCGATCCGGAGCACTTCCGTGCCGTCGCTGACGTCTCGCATGGGCGTCTGGTCCTGTCGTCGTGAGCCTGACCCGGCACGAGCTGCCCGCCTCCATGATCAACCCGGCGTTCACCACGGCGCTCGACCACACCGTGCCGCTGATCCTGATGCACCCTCGCACCAGGATCGGCGGCGAGGTGGCCGTCTGTGCCCAGCGTGTGTCGGATGACACACTGGCGGTGTGGACGATGCCCGAAGAAAGTGCTTGACAGCACTCCCCGTCGAGCGCATACTGGACACATGCCCACCGCAACCGCCACCCGGACCCCCCGTCAGATCCAGTTCGAGCGTGCAGCTCGGCTCGGCATCGACACGCTCAACGAGCATTACGGGATCAACGTCCCGTACCCGGTGGTCCGCTGGACCCTCTCTGGTCGTGGCACGCTCGGCAAGGTCGTCTCGGTGCAGAACACGATCACCGGCCGGATCACCTGCAAGTACATCGCTCTCCACAAGGGCTACGCCGCAACGATGGGCGCAGCCTACGTCGAGACCGTGCTCCACGAGGTCTGCCACGTGGTGACGAATCACCGGATGGCGATGGCGGGCAACTGCCGCACCGGCCGCTGGTCGTCGCACGGGGCCGAGTGGGCCACGGCGATGCGTGTGCTCGGTCTCCGCCCCGACCGCCTGGCCAACGTCCCCGCCGCCACGGTGGCAGCCGCATCCACGCCCCGCAAGACCACGAGGGTGAAGGTCTCCTGCACCTGCGGTGAGTACATGCTCACCCCGCAGAAGGCCACCGCCATCACCAGCCCCGGCATCCACTGCAAGACCTGCCGCTCCCGTTTCTGGAGGATGAAGTGACCGTCTACGTGCTCGAACAGTCCATGCCCTACGAGGGCAGCTCCATCATCGACGTGTTCACCGACAAGGAAGTGGCCGAGGCCACCGCCGAGGTGTACCGTGCCGCCGACCGTGGATACACGTACTCGGTGGACGAGTACACACCGCAGACGGTCGTCCCGCACGTGAACACCTGGTGGGAGGCGAACGCCCACCGCTCGACCGAGGACCCGCCGACCGTGCGCGCATGGCAGCTGACCGAGGTCTCGTTCGACCCGGCCCCGGAGCCGTACATGACCCTGACCAACGGGCGCATGCAGAAGCCGAACCCCGGCTACATCCGGGACACCCCGAACGCTCGCATCCCTGACACGCCGGGCGGGCGCTACCGCACCATCCCATCCCGCTCGGTCCACGTGATCGAGGCGACCGAGGAGCTGGCCATGGCCCGTGCTCTGCTGGAGCTGGGGACGGACCCGCTGTGAACGACCGCACTGTCCCCCGCATCGCCACGGCCCTGGTCTACGGCAACGTGTCGGACGCCCGTGCCCTGCTGGCGGCTGAGCCGGAGCCGACTCGTGCCGCTCTGGACCTGGTGGCGTGGCTGATCGGCTACGGCGACTCGCCGTGCAAGGCGATCGACCGCACGAAGCAGCTCCTGCCGTGAGGCGCAAGTTGTCCACACCCGTTATCACAACGGATAGCACGCCCCCGCCGAACTACCGGTTCGGATCGGATGGCACGCTCCGGTGCGAGGCCGGATCACCGGAGATGCCGACGCTCTGTGAGTGGCACAGTGAGCATCACTGGTGCGACGCATGCGAGGGTCACTACGGCGTGATTCACGACTTGTTCGGCTGCCACACCATGCAGCGTGTCCAGGGCATCATTCTGCCCGGCTCCAGCCGTCCTCGGCCTGACGGCCAGTGCGCATGCCGCTGGTGCCAGACCTGGCTCAAGCACGGCTACGAGTTCGCCGCTGAGCTGTTTCCCCGCTTCTCCCGCAACGCACCCCCGAAGGACGACACCGACCATAATCACTGACCATGACCGCGCCTGCATGATCATCGGCAACGCCGTGCCCCACTACGGGGCACAAGACTCTCCACCCGTGGGAGGTGGCCAACCTCCTCCGTGAGGAGGGCCTGCTGCTGGAGCGTGACATCACGTCCCGTCGCTCATGGTTCAAGATCGCCCCGAGTACGTGGGTTCTGTTCTGGCCCCCATCTTGTGGCCTGGACTGGCACGACCACGGCGAGAGCTGGGCTCGGTTCTGGGTCGTGTCCGGCGAGCTGCACGAGACGATCAGGGACCAGGGCCATGAGTTCCCGTGGCTGCTTCGTGCCGAGCATGGTGTCCAGCTTCGTGAGCCTGGCTCCGTGCACCGTCTCGTGAACATCGGTACCACCATGGCCGTCTCGGTGCACACCTACGACCCCGAGCTGGTCGTGGCCTACGACGAGGCCCTGGAGATCCGGCCGGAGCGGTAGACTAGACCGCATGAAGGTCTCCGCTCTCGTCGCTGCCTGCCACGACGCTTCCTGCCGTCCGCCGACCTCTGGTGGCACTGGCGGCTCCAAGGGCTCCACAGGCCCCTCAGGAGGCCCTACAGCGGCGCAGCGCAAGGCGTACAACGCCGGGTACAAGTCGGGCCAGAACGGCGGCTGGGACGCCCTGGGACGGGCTGACCAGCGTGGCGCACCGATCGAGTGGAAGGTCGGTTGGATGGACGCCGACGCTGGTCACCCGAAGGGTCACGCCTTCACGTCGCCGGACTACGGTGACCTGTTCGGTGGTCCGGCCGCACCGACAGTCAAGCCGAAGGTCTCGAAGCAGGTGAGCGCCGACGCTTCCCCGCACTATCTGAAGCGCACCGAGGCCGAGGTGAACCCGATGCCGGAGGCCGCTGCGCTTGCCCTGGTGCGTGCCAAGGACGCCACCGGTCGCCGCATCCTGGACAAGGGCGTTGAGGTCCCTGACGGCAAGGTGGTCGGCGTGCGTGCGAACCTGAACGTGAAGAAGTCGACCGGCGTGACGGTGCAGACCCTGCACGACGGCACGCAGGCGCAGCTCGACCGTGGCACCGGTCTGTTCGGTGGTGAGGCGATCGGCTACGGTGCGGTGGTGCGTCTCCGCAACGCTCAGTTCTCGGTGAACCAGGATGCTCGTGCGAAGATCGCCACGGGCCAGTCCAACAAGTTCCCGATGGCGTCGGTGGACGGTCAGGTGACGGCACGCCATGGCGGCGACACGTTCGACGGAGTCGAACTGAGGTTCAACCCGATGCGTGAGCACCTGTTCGTGGACCCTGACGGCCGTCCTGTCCGCTCCGCCAGCTCGGTGACCATCATCGGTTCCCGTGTGTTCGCTCGTGGCTTCATGACGTACTGGGGCACCGACGACATGCCGCAGCCTGTCGATGGTGTGCCGACCGTAGCGAAGCCGGTCGACTGATGCCGCTCGACTTCCAGATCATCGAGACCGTTGAGCTGCGCTACGACCCGAACCAGCCCCGTGACAAGGACGGGCAGTGGTCCGGCTCTCGTGGTGGTGGCACCATCGAGGGGCAGGCCCGGTCGAACCGGCTGACCGTCACCCCGAAGTACAGCAACGAGAACTACGGTGCCGCCGCACGTGTGAAGCACGAGGGCTCGCTGCGCATCGCTGCCGAGATGACTCCGGCCGAGCGTAAGACGCTCCGTGCCGATCTCGACTACAGCGTGCAGGACAGCAGCATGGCGTCGACCGAGCCGTTCTCGCATATCGTGGCGATGGCGCAGGCGAACGTGTGGAGCGTCCACGGGATGACGGTTGGCTTGGCCTCTCAGCTCAACGGCATCTACGACCGGTACCAGGACGACTACAAGCTGATGGATCGTGTGACGGCTGAGCTTGCGTCGTTCGAGAAGGACGGGGATCGGGTCGGGATCGTGGGTCGCCTGGAGAAGATGACGGGTGTGTCACCTGAGTCGGGCTTCGTGTCGTACATGAACCAGCAGTGGGCTCAGAACGCCACCGGTGTGGAGTCGATGGCGATGCACCTGACGGTGGCTGACAAGTTCAACCTGGCCGACGCCAGGGAGGCACTCAGGGGCGCTCACGAGGGCTCGTTCTCCAACGGACCGTACGCCCAGGCGAAGGGTCTCGCCAAGACTCGTGCAGCGGCGCTGACGGTGGTAGCTGACGCCACGTACCGGACGACACAGAAGTTCCTCCGTGAGCAGGGTGACGAGGAGGTAACGCTGGTGCGTGGTGTGAAGGGGCGCAACCCAGCGAAGATCATGGCTCAGCCGTTCCCGCTCAGCTCGTGGAGCACGGACACGGGCACGGCGCTGGGTTTCGGTGAGGACGTGTACCGTTCGGTGTTCACTCCCGATAGGATCTACTCGATCGCTGCCATCACCGGCAACGGCTCGTTGCAGGAGCAGGAGATGGTCGTGATCGGTAGGCCCGTGGTGGCAGAGGAGATCGGACATAGCGAGGACTTCGCCGCAGCCGATCTGTCGGTGGTCAGCATCGACGCCGGTGATGGTGCGAACTGGATCAAGCACGCCAAGGGCAAGGCTCTGACGGCGGCGTTCGATCCGACGCAGCCGAGGGACAAGGACGGCCAATGGGCCACGACCGGTCGCCGTGGTGTGACCATGATCCGTGGCGACATCCAGCGTGAGCGTAAGGCGATCCTGCGTGAGCTGGACGCTCAGGGTCTGGACGAGCTGAACCCGCTCCGCCACATCTTCGAGTCCTCGATGGGCAACCACGTGGCCGTGATCCGCAGCGACGCTGGTGAGGTGGTCGGTGGTGTACAGTTCGACGTGGACAGGTCCGGGCGCAGCGTGGACGTGACCGACATGCGTGTGCTCCCGAAGAAGCAGGGCTACGGCACGGAGGCGTTCACCGAGATCGCCAAGATGGCCGTGGAGCACGACTACGATCTCTCCGTGCGCAGCGCACTGGAGTCGGCCAAGCCGTTCTACCAGAAGCTCGGTGCGCACTTCCAGACCGGTCACTCGGATGGTCACTGGACCGACGAGGGCCGTGACGCTCTCGCCAAGGGCACGCCGACCGAGGGCTCGAACACGAGCTACGACGAGTGGATCAACCTGCCGCTGTGGCAGGCGGCGACCCGTCCTCGCAGGCGCAAGCCGGTGATCATCGCTTCCGTCTTGACGGGGGACGACGTTGTGTGCTACAACGGTAGTTTCGAGATCAAGAGGGACGAGTACGCAGGCATGGAACCAGCAGACGACGACGACAACCCCGACTACGACTGGACGTGGGTCCATGAGCGGAACGCCAAGTGGCTCGCAGAGTACCGCCAGGGCGAGGAGTCCTGATGCCGCTGCTCACCAACATCGTGGAGGCCACCGAGGTGTACGTGGCCACGTTTGCTGCACCGGTACACGACAAGTCGACCGCTCCGCCGCCTGTCGGTGATGGCGGTTCCCGCAAGGCAGGGTCCGGCAAGGCCGTGGCCCGCATGTCGGCCGATCCGAACACACGCACGAAGCCGATCCCTGGGTTCTCGCTGGACCTGTCCGACGATGATCTGAACGAGGCCCGTGAGCTTGGGTTCGGTGAGGGTGGTGTCCGCTCCGCCATCCACGCTGCGTTCACCGGTGACCTCGGTGGCGGCTACCACTCGACGGTGATTGGCTACGACCACCAGATCCCGTCCCCGGCCAACGGGCTGAAGCACCCGATGATCAAGGTGAAGGGCAAGATCCTGAACGCTGATGGTCAGGCTGTCGGCGGCTTCGAGCGTACGATCGTCCGTGACGACCGCACGCTGTTCGTCCAGCATGACCTGTTGTACATCAACCCGAAGCAGCAGAACCAGGGTCTCGCTGACCGGTTCAACTCCCGTGCGATCGCTCAGTACCAGCAGATGGGTGTGGATCGGATCGTGCTGGACGCAGCGCTAACCCGTGGTGGTTTCGCCTGGGCTCGTCAGGGCTTCCGGATCAGTGATGGCGGCAACCAGTTCGAGCGTCACAACATGATCGTCAAGCTGGCGTCCGGTCATCGTGAGACCGAGGGTGGTGGCCACGAGTACGCTCTGACGCACCCGTCGAAGGAGGACCGTGAGGAGCTGAAGGCGCTCGTGGCCGCAAGCCAGGCCGGGCAGGACATCCAGCCGATCGACATCGCCTCCATCGGTGAGACCCGTGCCAAGAACAGGGAATGGTACGGCAAGACTCTCCTGATGGGTGCCTCGTGGCCTGGGGTGTTTCTGTTCGACCGCAAGCACCCGGTGACCGCCGCTGCCGTGCAGTTGGAGTACGCCGACCGGCGTCCCGCCTGGCGGCTGTGACGCACGTCACTTGACCGGGTCACACGGCCTGGTGTAACCTTGGTCTGAGAGCGAGGCGGGCACAGTAGCCCCCGACATCAGGTCGGGCAACTTCTCCCCCGCCTCTCTCACCGACCGAAAGGACCACCATGATCCACCCCCTGCGCCGCCTCCAGCTCATCGCCTTCAGCTTCTTCTCCGGCCTGTACGAGACGAACCGCCGTGAGGAGCTGCGTCGTGCCCGTGAGGCCTTCGACCAGGCTCGCACCGAGGCGATGCTGCGCCACCCTTCGGCGGTGCGCTGATGCCGGGCGTGGCCAACCTCCGGGTCGAGAACAGGACCGAGCCGAAGCCGGGCGAGTCCGGCTGGACCGAGGAAGCAGGCAAGCCGGTGCACGAGATCATCGCCGTGAGGGGTGACCGTGCGTTCTTCACCATGTCCAGCGCCGAGGGCAATCCCGGTCCGGCGACGGTCCAGCTCTGGTCCCGGTGGAAGCCACCGGTCAAGCAGTACCTCATCGAGATCCGTGAGCCGGAAGTCGGTGAGCAGGTGCTCAACGTCTGGATGGGCAGCGACAACAAGCGCCACGTGGACGTGAACACTCGCCACAACCAGTGGAACCGGTTCCCGGAGACGAGCCTCGTGATCCTGCACCAGGGGACGGGGTTCAAGCCGTGACCGCTCTCGGAGAGGGATTCACCGAGCTGTACCGTGAGCGCCATGAGGCTCGCAAGCAGCAGGCCGCCATGCTGGAGAAGCTGGACCTGCTCGTGTCTCGGCTCCGCCAGTTCGAGCCGCTGCCCGAGGGCTCGTGGGAGAACGACCCATACGCACGGGAGCACCAGATCGGATTCCGGGAAGGCTGGAACGCAGCCGTCTCGGACGTTCGGTCCACGCTGACGGGGCTCGGGCTGTGAGCACCAAGCCGAGGGCGCAGCGCCGCTGGTATGACCCGTGTCCGGCGTGTGGCGGCAGGAAGTACGTCAAGGTCGGCCGTGGTGGCCGCATGCGCATCCGTGGACACCGTGTCCAGGTTGGCACGAAGGTGACGGCCGTGTCCCGTAGGGCCACCGGCTACGTCACACTCCCGGTCAAGATCATGTGGCGTGGTGTGGAACGCATCAGCCGGGATCACCGCAAGTTCGACGGCTCGCTCGGACACAAGACGGTCGTGATCGAGACCCCGATCTACGCCACCCCGTCGATCCGTGTGTACCGGCCGACGATCTCGGGCCGTTACGGCATCTGCCCCGTGTGCGGTGCGAAGCAGCTCCGTGAGCACGCCGAGAGCGTGGCGTTCATGGCCCGTGCGATCTACGACGAGGTGCTGGACAAGTGGGTGGAGCCGCCGCCCGCACGCAAGCCGACGACCCCGCCCGACCCGCAGGTCACCGCTGACAAGCGCAAGGCCAAGGCCCGCAGGGCAAGGGACGCACGCCGCAAGGCAAGCGTGGGAAGGCACAAGGCAAGGGCATGAACATGGAAGAGGCAGTGCGGATCACGAAGGGCCAGGTGCTGATCAACTTCACCATGGCCGAGGGCTCGTTCGTCTACGACAACCGTGACGAGGCGACACGCCTGGTCCGTGAGGCCTACTGGCTGTGCGTGAACACGCTGGACCCGGTCTGGTGGGAGGGCCGTGAGTCGGTGCTCTACCACCACTTCCGGGTGAACTGCCCGAAGATGCACGCCTGGTGGCTCGTGATCTCTGGCGAAGATCCTGAGGAATCGCTTGACATTCGTATCTGACCTGTGAGACACTGGTTCACATGAGGAACCCGAACGGCATCATCAACCGCCCGCAGAAGGAATGGGGCCGCAAGGCCCGCAAGGATGAGGCCCGTCTCCGTGGCGCTCGCCAGCGTGGCCGTGTCGACAACATCACCGAGCAGACCGCCGAGCTGCTCGACCCCGAGGTCCCGCTCTTCTCCGAGCCGACCCCCGCCGAGTACGCCGGTCTCGACCACCGGTCCAACCCCCTGGAGTTCTGACATGACCTACAACCGTCCGTCCGACGAGACGCTCCGCTACTGGGCGGAGGAGTTCGCCGTCGCCATCGAGGCCCGCTGCGGCGACTCTCGCCAGAAGATCGAGACCATCAAGAGCCTCCGGGAGACCTACGGATCGTTCGGTGGCAGCATCGGCCTGAAGGAAGCGAAGGACCGCATCGAGGAGCTGACGAAGTTCAGCTTCCAGACCAGGACGAACCTCCTGCTGGAGGAGTTCACGAACCTGCGCCTCAAGACCACGCCCGGTGAGATCGACGACGTCCGCACCCCGAGGGTCACTACGACCTCGGGTGCCGAGCTGTGTGACTTCACCGGTGCGACGCTGGCGCAGTGCCGTGTCGCTGATGGCGTGTTGACGATCGCCTCCGGCGACGGGCTCACCTCGATCACGTTCCCGGCCACCGATCTGGACGGCATCATCGAGATGCTCCAGAACGTCCTCCCGACCCCCATGGTGGCGATCGCATGACCGTTGACATCGAGGCCACCCTGAAGCGTGAGTACCCGAGGATGTCAACCATGTTGAACCGCATCCTCGGCAAGGACCGCAAGGGTCGGCCACCGGCGCAGATCACCACGGACAAGACGCTGCTGTGGCGTGAGGTCGAGCGCCTCGTGAACGACTACAAGCGGCTCTGCTCGTTCGACTGGCATGACCCGTACGCTCAGATCCGTGAGGCTCTGGAGACCCGTGTGGCCGAGCTGGAGGTCTCGCTGCTGGAGACGGCTGCGGATCTGTCAGCGTGCGAGAACCGCCGTGCCGGGCTGGAGCGCCTCGTGGCCGCTGGCCGCCTGGCCGGTGACGCCTGGGCTGCCTGCCCGAACCGGATCACCCCCGAGCTGGAGAAGTCGTTGAACCGGCTCGCCATGATCGCTGGTACAGTGACCGACACGACCCCCGAGGAGACCGCACCATGAGCGTGAGCCTGTACTACACACACCCCGAGCTGATCCGCCCCCGCTGGGTGCCGGAGGAGCACACCGAGCTGATCCGCTTCCCTGGAGGTGAGTGGCACGTGAAGGGCCACGGTGGTCTCCGTGGCGACCGCCTCGCCGTGGTCCGTGGCGCATCGGCCGACGACCTGTTCGGTCTCGCCGTGTGGGCCGACGCCGTGCACCGTGCCGGTGGCACGCCGTACGCCGTGATCCCGTACTTCCCTGCTGCACGGCAGGACCGTACGCACGTCGGTGAGTCGCTGTCGGCCAAGGTCTACGCCTCGTTCGTCAACTCGATGAACCTGGAGTCGGTGACCGTGTTCGATGCGCACTCGCCGGTGATCCTGGCGCTGCTCGACCGTGTGATCCATGTGGAGTCCACCAGGTACGCTCACACGGCCCTGCACGACCTCGGTCGGATCAAGGGTGTCATCATCCCCGACGCTGGCGCTGCGAAGCGTAGCGAGGCCGTGGCGGCCCTCCTGAACGTCCCCACGTACCAGGCGCTCAAGCACCGTGACCCGAGCACCGGCCAGCTCTCTGGCTTCCAGGTCCCGGCGTTGCCCGAGCCCGAGCCCGGCGAGCGCTACGCCATCGTGGATGACATCATCGACGGTGGTGGCACGTTCATGGGTCTGGCGCAGGCGAGTGGGCTGCGCAAGGACAACCTGGCGCTGTACGCCTCACACGGGATCTTCTCCGGCCGGGCACACCAGTTGGCCGACTGGTACGGTACGATCATCACGACGGACTCGATCGACCACACGACACACACCGAGAGCGGCCTGTTCGGTCCCGAGTTCCTCATCCGTCAGACCATCCCCACCATCTTCCCCCGCTAGGAGACCACCATGACCTACACCTACTTCCCGAACCCGGCGCTCTTGCTCGACTCGTACAAGCTGAGCCACCCGGACATGTTCCCGGCTGGCATGACGCACATGCAGTCGAACTGGACGGCTCGCACGAGCCGCATCCCCGACATCACGAAGGTGGTGTTCGTCGGTCTCCAGTCGTTCGCCAACCGCATCCTCATGGACCTGTGGAACGACGCCTTCTTCAGCCAGGACATCGAGGACATCATCGCCTGGCACGACCACATCACCACGAACCTCCTCGGTGCGCCGACCAACACGGATCGTCTCCGTGAGCTGCACGCTCTCGGCTACCTGCCGCTGGTGTTCAGCGCCCTGCCGGAGGGCACCGAGGTGCCGCTGCGTGTCCCGATGTTCATCGTGGAGAACACGCACCCGAACTTCGGCTGGTTGGTCAACCAGTTCGAGTCGCTGATGTCGGCCGAGCTGTGGATCAGCATGACGACCGCCACGCAGGCGCTCCGTCTCCGCCGCATGCTCGACGAGTTCGCCGCCGAGACGTCGGACACGCCGGAGATGGTCGACTGGCAGGGCCACGACTTCAGCTTCCGTGGCATGGGCTCGGCCGAGGCTGCCGCTTCGTCGGGCATCGGTCACCTGCTGGCGTTCGCTGGCACCGACTCGGTGCCGTCGCTGATGCTGGCCGAGCGCTGCTACGGGGCCAACGGCTTCGTCGGTGGCAGCGTCCCGGCGACCGAGCACTCGGTCATGTGCGCCGGTGGCCAGCTCTCGGAGATCGACACGTTCGAGCGTCTGCTCACGCAGTACCCGACCGGCATCGTGTCGGTCGTGTCGGACACGTGGGACCTCTGGTCCGTGCTGACCGAGACCCTGCCGCTGCTCAAGGACAAGATCATGGCCCGTGAGGGCAAGCTCGTGATCCGTCCCGACTCGGGCGATCCGTCCGACATCCTGTGTGGCAACCCGTCCGAGCCGGAGGGCTCGCCCGCTCGCAAGGGCGTGATCGAGCTGCTCGGTGAGGTGTTCGGCTACACGATCAACTCGAAGGGCTACAAGGTGCTCGATCCGCACGTCGGTGCGATCTACGGCGACTCGATCACGTTCGACCGTGCGTTTGACATCTGCCAGCGTCTCCGCAAGGCTGGCTGGGACACGACGACGCCGGTGTTCGGCATCGGCTCGTTCACCTACCAGTACGTCACTCGTGACACGTTCGGCTTCGCCATGAAGGCGACGTGGGCCGAGGTGGACGGCGAGGGCCGTGACCTGTTCAAGGACCCGGTCACCGACAGCGGCGTGAAGAAGTCGGCCAAGGGCCGCCTGGCGGTGCTGTACGGTGACGATGGTGAGCTGACGCTCGTGAACCAGGCGACACCTGAGCAGGAGGCCATGAGCGCCCTCCAGCCGGTGTGGCGTGACGGTCAGTTCACCGAGGACGGCTTCCAGACCCTGGCCGAGATCGCCGCACGGGTCGGCGTGCGCAAGCTGCTCCCGTCGTGAGCGAGCTGGACCCGGCCACGCCGCCGACCTTCCAGGTTCAGCGGTGTGAGAGCTGCGACGAGACCGTGCTGGCCGGTCCGTTCCTGGACCGGTGTGTGAAGGGCGAGCTGGTCAACCCCAAGACGTTCGAGTTCTCGGGGATCTGCCAGTGCATCTGCCACCGGGGCAGCGCTCAGATCACGAGGGTGCCGATGCCGGGCAGCCCGTCCGGGTTCGTGCTCCGTGAGGTGCACTTCCACGAGGCGCAGTTGGTCGGCAGCAGGTGACCGACCACGACACGAGGGACGCCGAGCTGAGCGAGTTCCTCGCACAGTTGCTCGACGCATGCAGCGAGCCGATCACGGACCCTGAGAGGCCGGTGCTCTCGATGGGGCATCCGTGGCAGGTGCCGACAGAGTAAGGCGAGGGGGTGTGACACAGGTCACACCCCTTTCGTCTTGACGGGGACAGCCCGATCTGCGCATACTAGAGACGTGCCCACCACCTCCACCGCCAGCAAGCTCGCCCCGATCGAGCGCAAAACCTTCTACACGAGCCCGGCCACCGGGGTCACCTACTGGATCGACGCCAAGGGTCTCGCCACCCCGGCCCTCTCGCAGGACGAGGAAGAGCCGGAGTACCTCGGTTGCGAGTGCGAGATCGACTGGAACTGTGGTCGTCACGGCACGAGCCGTGCGACCTGGCTGGAGACGAGGTACGACCGGTGAAGGTCCACGACGAGAACAAGCGGCAGCCGAGCAAGATGAAGGGCTCGGGCCGCCACCACGCCAAGCACGGCTCGCAGAAGCCGAAGGGGAAGAAGTGACATGGACCTGCTCCTGAAGTACGAGACCGAGGGTCTGGAGACCCACGAGGAGGCCGTCGAGCTGGCCGAGTGGTTGGTGGCCACGGGCCTGGTGAACAGCACCGGGTCGTACCAGCGCTTCGTGCGCTCGGTGCTGGACGGCGACGAGGAGGGCTGGTGATCGCCCTGACCGCCCTGACCACGGACCGCCTGCTGGTCGGGCTGGTCCTGTTCATCGGCTGGCTGACGTGGGACGTCGTGAAGGCCGTGCAGGATCGCCACCAGAGGCCCGTAGCGGGCCGCAGGAGCCACGCTGTGACGGTCCGGGGTGTTCGGCCCTGCATCCGCATGCGGACGCACCTGTCGCCTGCTCAGAGGGCTGTGATCAACGAGCTGTACGCCCGTGCCGAGCCGGTGAAGCTGACCCCTCGTGCCGACACGGAGGCGTAGGCTCCAGCTCTGGCTGGAGTACAGGCGTCGGTGCATCTTCTTCGCCGCCGAAAGATTCCTGTCCAGGAGGCGGGATCGCCGCTAGGGTGTGTGCATGGACGCAACACCGATCACCGTAACGGCCGACGAGGCCGACATCCGCACCCCCGAAGAGGCAGCCCTGGAGTACGCCAAGGGTCTCCTGGCCGCCTCTCTCCCGAACCGGGCCGAGCGCCGGGCGCAGCACCGTCAGGCGCAGGCTGACGTGGCCAAGCTGAAGGTCAAGCACTCGAACGGCGACAACGCCTTCATCAAGGGCAAGCGGGCGAAGCTCCGCCGTCGCACCGGCAACCCCGGCAAGCGCAACGACATGCTCTTCGCATGGATCGAGTCGGTCAACGACTCCCGTGACGGCGTCGTGGTGAGTGTCTGATGGACCTCACCACTCGTTTCGCCTCCGGCATCCTGGACAAGACGAAGGCGCTCAACCTGGCGCAGGGCTTCGCTGACCTGTACGAGGAGGACTACACGGTCCTCGGCTACAACAACGGCGAGTTCGACGTGGAGCCCTCGATGCCCGAGGACTGCCCGCTCGTGACCCCGTTCGTGATCGCCCGTCTCACTCCGGCACCATCATGACGCCCGAGGAGGCTCGGGTCAGGATCGGCTACTCCACGATCTCCTCGGTCATGTACGCTCTCAAGCACGGCAAGATCCGTGCGACCGAGTCAGGCGACATCACCGAGGACTCGGTGGACAGGTTCATCGCCTACCGTGAGCGCAACGCCGAGGAGCGCAGCCTGTTCCTCCGTAGCGACCTGTCGGCCGAGGAGACGAAGCGTCTCCGTGAGCTGGCGGCCGCTCGTGTGGCCCGTAGGAACGGGACGACAGGCAGCGGGACCCGTGGACGCAAGGGCGGCTGAGGCCGTCGTAGAGGCCGCTGAGAGGCTCCTGGAGCGCTGGACCTACCGCAACGAGGTGGCGCTCCAGGAGGCCGTGCGGCGCTACCGTGCCACCGAACCACCGGCCTAGAACCGATGCTAGGCTGGCGTCATGGCCCGCCCACCACGCAAGATCCAGCCGAAGGAAACGACGGACACCGACTGGCGCATCCCGACCCCCTCCGGCAAGTACACCGACTCGCTCGGTCTCGTGCCGAAGAACGGGGCGTGGTACATCATGGCCGAGGCTCTCGGTCTCTCAACAGCCGAGCAGGCCGCTCGTGGACTCAACCATGACGGCAGCCCGTGGACGTGGGGCTACCACGTGAGGGTCGAGGGCACCGACCTCGTCTCCGATCTCGCCGTTCGCTGGGTCGGCTCCAGCACCACTACGACAGGAGCAACATCATGACCACCATGAACGTCGACATCATCAAGGGCGAGATCCTCTCCGAGAAGCTCCGTGCCGCACGGGCCGACGCCAACCTGGCCGAGACCCTGGCCGAGGCCGCCGCTCTGGCGCACGGCAAGGATCTGCGCCGCTGGCTGTACGACACGGCCGGTGACTCCGAGGAGCGTGTGTTCCGCTTCACCGGTGAGGTCACGCCCGGCTCGGTCGGTGGCACCATCGACCTGCTCGGCCGGTGGGACCGCATGGACAACGCCAACGGTGCGACCGATCGCCCGTACACGATCTACATCACCTCCGGTGGTGGGATGATCATGCCCGGCATCTCGCTGCACTCGTTCCTGTCCCGGCTCGCCACCCGGCGTCCGGTGACCACGATCGCTTCAGGCTTCTGCGCCTCGATGGCGACGGTTCTCCACCAGGCTGGCACGGTCCGCAAGATCGAGCGTGCCTCCAGCTACCTCATCCATGACGCCTCGGCGGGTGCCTACGGTGACGTCAGCTCGCTGCGTGACCAGGCCGACTGGATCGACCGCATCAACACGGACCTGCACAAGATCCTGGCCGAGAAGTCGAACCTGACGGTCCCGGAGATCGGTGAGCGTGCCAAGCGCAAGGACTGGACCCTCAACGCCGAGCAGTGCGTCGAGCTGGGCTTCGCAGACGAGGTGATCTGATGAGCGGCTTCTACGACAACGACTCGTACGCCGGTCCGGTCGCCTCGTTCATGAAGGCCGCAGGGCAGGGCACGGGCATCCACCTGGACCGTGACACGCCGACCGACCTGATCGAGCTTCGTCTGCGCCTCATGGACGAGGAGCTGACCGAGGTGTTCGAGGGGATCAACGCTCGTGACGCCATCAACACGGCGCAGGAGCTGGCCGACCTGCTGTACGTCGTGCTCGGCACGGCCGTGGCGTTCGGTATCCCGATCGCTGAGGTGTTCGCTGCCGTGGCGCAGGCGAACCTCTCGAAGATCAACCCGGAGACCGGCAAGCCGTACGAGGTCGTCAACGGCAAGGTGCAGAAGGGACCCGAGTACAAGCCCGCCGAGCCTCAGATCGAGGAGATCATGAAGTCGAAGCTGGTGGACGTCTGATGGACTTCGACCCGCCCGGCTCGGACGACGCTGGCTACTGGGGCACCGTCGTGTCGTTCCGTGACGCACGCAAGCGGCTCGCCAACCGGAGCCGTACGCCCGAGGGTCGCACGACCGAGACGCTGGAGGCCCTGGTGTCGAACAGCGTGCGTGGCCTGTTGGAGGATAACGCCTCCCCCACGTGGATGCTGGGGTTCACGAAGTGACGCACAGCGAGGTGCTCCGCAAGGCCGCCGTGCATGCACAGGAGGCCAACCTGCCGACCGTGTGCGTGTCACCATCACGTCTGCTGATCGCTCTGGACCAGCTCGCAGAGCTGGAGCAGGACGTGGCGGATGGGATCGCTCCTCCCCTGCGGATGTGACGGACGTCACTGGACGGTCCGCCCGTTCCGGTGGTAGGGTTGCTCTACACACAGGAGGCAGTGCATGAACGAGATCTTCCAGACAGACACGGGCTCCGCCAACGATGGCGTCAAGGCCATCTCGATGAGCATCGGCAAGAAGCGCCACGAGCAGCAGGACGCCGTGGCGTTCGGTCACGGCTATCTGGTCGTCGCTGACGGCATGGGTGGCCATCCTGACGGTGCCGACGCATCGCTCAACGCCGTGAAGGGTGCGGTCTCCGTGCTCGATCGTGAGTCGGCAGATCCCTCGCACGCCTTCTGCTGCGAGGTGGCCGAGGCCGCCGAGGAGGCTGTGGACGAGATGCACAAGCGGAAGCGTTACGGCATGTCGCCGTGGAACTGGCCTGCCACCACCCTCGTGTTCGCCATCGCTCTGGAGAGCGGCGGTGCCGTCGTGGCGAACCTCGGTGACTCCCGTGCGTACGTCCTGGAGGGGTCCGTGCTCCGCCAGGTGACCGTCGACCATGAGAACTGGGACGGCTCGGTCACGAGGGCGATCGGGTTCGGCCACGAGACGCCCGACACGTTCGCTGTGTCCCGTGGTCGGCTCCTGCTCGCTACGGACGGCCTGTGGCTGGAGCTGGACCATGACCGGATCACCGGGTTCATGATGTCCCCCGACTCGGACGAGGTCGTCGCTGACCGCCTCGTGCGTGCCGCTGCTGACGCTGGCGGCCGGGACAACGTGTCGGTCGGGGTGTGGTCGCTGTGAGCGTCTACGTCCCGTCCAGCATGACGCTCCCCGAGGCCAACAAGTTCGCCGGGGATCTCGGCAAGCAGGATGAGTACCGCAAGATCATCTCGGACCTGGCCGACAGCCTCGCCACGTTCGGCTACGGCGTGTTCAGCCCCGAGGACCACGACCGCACGGTGTGGACGTTCATCGGCACTCTCGGCATCGCTGACGCTGAGAAGCGTGAGCTGCACCAGCAGCACACGGCCGCCGTGAACGCTCACCGGCACCTGAAGAACCTGGAGATCGCCCGCACCGCACGCCGGTACGACTTCCTCGGCAACGAGTACGGCATCGGTGACATCGTCACGTGGCCGGTCGGCTCCGGCTCCTCCAGCTCCGCTCTCCGGATCGGCACGGTCGTGGCGTTCCGCAACAACGGTGGAGTGCACGTCCAGCCGCACCATGCTCGCTGGGGCTACGGCTACTCCGACATCCCGAAGGTGGCCGTGTCCACGACGGCCGGGTACATCGTGTGCGTCACATCGCTGCACAAGGCCGAGGAGACGCAGCCGTGACCGACGAGTACGTGTACCCCGACAAGTTCAAGGTCGTGCTCGGTGGCATCGTCGGCTCGCAGGCGCAGGGCTTCGCCACCAAGGCAAGCGACACGGACCGTGGGTTCGTGTTCGTTGCACCGACGCTGGACCTGCTCGGTCTGACGCCGCCAGAGCCGTCCGTGCAGCTCCACGATCCCGATATGTGGGGCCACGAGATCGGCAAGTTCATCCGGCTGGCGCTGACGTGCAATCCGACGATCCTGGAGCTGCTGTGGGTCGACCATGAGGTCTGCTCCAGCTACGCCGGTCGCATGCTCGTCATGCACCGTGCTCAGTTCCTCTCGGCTCACGTGCTGTACGGTGCGTACAAGGGCTACGCCAAGCAGCAGATCGTTCGTGCCGAGGCCGAGCACCGCACGGTGAAGGCACGGCGTCACTGCCTCCGTCTCCTGCTCCAGGGTGCGCAGGCGCTCCGTGACGGCTACGTGACGGTCAAGCCGTCGTCTATGTGGGTGACGAACATCCGCACGGCGTCCGAGACCAGCGAGCGGTTCATCGAGCTGTACACGCACCTGGCCGAGGATCTGGACGACGCCTACGCCTCGACCAAGCTCCCTGCCGAGCCGGATCGTGAGATGGGCGAGTTCGTGCTCCGTCAGATCCGCAAGCACGTCATCGACCGTGAGACCGCCCAGTGAACGAGACCATCATGCAGATCCAGCACCAGCTCGCACGCCTCGGCGCTGACGAGTTCCAGTTCAACTACCACCCGTACGACATCGAGTCATGGGTCATGTCCTACCACCTGCCTGGCACGAACGCCAAGCTGGAGGTCAGCGGCAAGACGATCCAGGAGTGCATCGACAAGGCCATCGCAGAGACGAGGAACGCATCATGAAGAGCAACCTGACCATCATCCGTGAGCATCTGGAGGCGATCAACGAGCGCTCTGGAGCAGAGTTGGTCGTGGAACAGCGCCCGATCTTCGGGGACCAGTTCTACGTGGTCAGCGAACTGAACGTACCGTTGCTGGAGATCGCCGTGGAGGGCATCGACATGCTGACGGCGATGGCTGCGATCTACGAGGCGGCTGCCGACTTCGGTCTCTGAGGACCCCCCACGTAGGGGGTGGACAGGTGCGCTCCAGAAGCGCATGATGATCACATGTTCTCCAGCACCCACATCGCTCAGCTTGCAGCCGACAGCTACCAGGTCCACATGATCCGCTCGACCCTCGTGCGGAACTTCACCGGCCTGTCGGCGGCGCTCCAGTGCCAGGAAGAGCTGGAGACCCTGCTGGTGTTCGCCCGTGGCCCGCTGAACGGTTCGGCCGTGATCGAGCACGGATCGCCCGAGGCGCTCGTCGCCTGGCTGCTCAAGGCCGAGGTCGTGGATGAGTCGGATGACCCCGAGCACCCGCTGCTCACCGAGGTCCCGGCCCTGACCTTCCACGAGGCCGCTGCCTGGCTCCAGGCGTAGTAGACTTGACTGTCCGGTCGTGTGACACACGACACGTTGACATCCTGGCCCGCATCCCTCATACTGATCTTCGCAACAACGAACCGCCCAGGAGGCACCTGCTCATGATCCTCACCGAGTCCAAGCGTGACGTCACCAACACGCTCACCGGGGAGACCCGTCAGTTCACGATCAAGTCGAACGCCAAGGCGTTCCGCATCCTGGTCGACGGGCTGTACTCCGACAAGGTCGGCTCCATCGTCCGTGAGCTGACCAGCAACGCCTACGACGCTCACGTGCGCCGTGGCAACCTGGACGTCCCGTTCGAGGTGCGTTTGCCGAACAGCCTGAACCCGAACTTCTCGGTCCGGGACTACGGATGCTCGATGACGCACGACGAGGTGATGGGCCTCTACAGCACGCTCTTCGAGAGCAGCAAGTCCACCTCGAACGACGAGGTCGGTGCGTTCGGTCTCGGTGCCAAGTCGTTCCTGGCGTACACCGATGCCTGCACGGTGAACTGCTGGCTCGGTGGCGAGCTGCGTGCGTACCTCGTGGCGCTCGATCAGTCCGGCGTGCCTGCCGTGACCCTCGTGCACCGTGCGCCGTCCAGCGAGCACCAGGGCGTCGAGGTGACGTTCGCCGTCGCTCACGGTGACTTCGGCCTGTTCCAGCGTGCGCTCAGCACCGCTGCGTACGGCTACAACAAGCCGCCGAAGATCCTCGGTGGCGAGATCACCGTGCTGGACCCGGTGTTCACCGGTCCGGGCTGGCGCATGTACAAGGGCCTGTCCGGTGGCAGCAAGGTCCGTCAGGGCTGCGCCGTCTACCCGATCAGCGACCACGTGTACGTCAGCAGCCTGCCGCACAACTACCAGCTCATCGTGGACGTGTCCATCGGTGACGTGGACGTGACCGCCTCCCGTGAGTCGCTGTCCCCGACCGTCCCGCAGAAGCGGGTGCTGGAGCAGAAGTTCCGGGCCGCCGTCCAGGAGATGAACGCTCAGGTCCAGGCGCAGTACAAGGCGCTGCCGACCGAGCTGGAGAAGGCGTGGTTCGCCTACCGCAACCGTGACCTGCTCGGCAACGGCAACTGGCCGACGACCGTGCACACGCCGGTCTCGCTGGTCCAGTGGAAGTCGGACGCCCCGTACTCCCAGTGGAACGTGGACCGCATCGCTCGGATCAAGATCGTCATCGACGACGGCACGGTCATCCTGCGTCGTCAGCGCCGCCTCAAGGCGCTCTCGCTGACCTGCGACCTGTACGTCACCGACGACGTCAAGGCTGCCGCCATCGTGAAGGCCACGCTCGGCATGGACCCGAACCAGGTCGTCACGATCGGCAACATCCCCGACGTGTACATCCCGACTCGTGGTCCGTCCGCTCCCCGTGCGAAGAAGGTCGTGGAGCCGACCCGTGTGTGGTGCCTCGGTGAGCGCAACAAGCGCTGGGCCGGGTCGTACCACTGGAACGTCAACAACGATCGCCACCTCGGTGTCGGCTACAACGACACGAGGGTCTGGATCGACAAGGTCGTCACCGACACGAACGCTCTCGGGCTGCTCGTGCTGACGCAGACCGAGCACGACAAGGCGGTCAAGGCTGGCAAGATCAGCGAGAACTACCGTCTCGACAAGGTCATCGAGCGTGAGGTGCTGCTGCACGGTCACGAGGTCCGCCACTCCATCATGCGTGACGAGGCCGTCCGTGGTCTGCATGTTGCGCACGCCCGTCAGCTCATGCTGGCCAAGGCTGGTCTGTCGGCTCCGGCGACGGCGACGACCTGGATGAACAGCCTGTTCGAGTCGATGCACCCGACCGTGTTCAAGGGCTACCACGCCGAGGGTGTGGACGCCCGCCGCAAGCTGGCCGTGCAGTACCCGCTGCTGTTCGGCTACGACGACTCCGCCGTCGACCTGTACGTCAAGGCGATGGACGAGCTGTGGGCTGACCGCTGATGGCTCGCAACGGCTCCGCCGCCAGCCTGGCGGCCGCCCGTGACCGGTGGGAGGGGCAGAACATCGTCCCCCGCTCCGAGTACGCCGTGTTCCGGCAGCTCATCGTCTCGGTGGTCGGCCTGAACCGGGCGCTGCTCGCCATGATCGAGCGCTACCCGTTCCTGTTCGGCACGCAGGACAAGGCGTCGATCGACGCCTACGTCAAGACCATGACGAAGATCAGCAACAACCTGCCCGACCAGTGACGTACGTCACACGTTCCAACCGCACCGACTACCACACCCCTGTGGTAGACTCGTTCTAGACAGTCAAGTCCGACCAGGAGGTCCACATGATCCCGCCCGACCAGTGACGTACGTCACACGTTCCAACCGCACCGACTACCACACCCCTGTGGTAGACTCGTTCTAGACAGTCAAGTCCGACCAGGAGGTCCACATGATCCCGAACATCCTCACCCCGCAGTCCCTCACCTTCTATCACGAGGGCAAGCCGACACAGGTTCTGCGTGACCACCCGAAGTTCGACGCCATCCGTGCGGCGCTCTTCGCCAACGACGCCGACACGGCCATCGAGCTGGCCAAGCCCGCCGTGGTCATCGCCGCTCAGATCGCCACCGCCGTGGCCGCCTCCGACTCGGACGACGCCGCTCGCTGGTTCCGTCGTGCGGCCGGTCGGGTCGAGGTGACCGCCTGGGGCGTCACGGTCGACGGCAACGCCATCCACGGCGTCGTGGTGGAGCGCCTGCTCGACATCCTGAAGCAGGGTCTCGACGTCAGCTCGTGGGTGCGCTTCATCACGAAGCTGTACCAGAACCCGTCCAGCGCCGCTCGCAACGAGCTGTACCAGTGGATGGAGAGCGGCAACCTGCCGATCACCGACGACGGCGACTTCCTCGCCTACAAGCGTGTCCGTGGCAACTACCGGGACATCCACTCCGGCAAGTTCGACAACAGCGTCGGCAAGGTGGTCTCTATGAGCCGCCTGGACGTGGACGACGACCGCAACCGGACCTGCTCGGCCGGTCTCCACTTCTGCTCGTACGGCTACCTCAGCCACTTCGGCAACGGCACGAACCAGGGCGACGACAAGATCGTGCTCGTCAAGGTCAACCCGGCCGACGTCGTGGCGATCCCGGTGGACTATCAGTTCACGAAGGGCCGCACGTGGCGGTACGAGGTCGTGGGCGAGCTGACCCTGGCCGAGGCCGGTCTCAAGAGCTGGGAGGCCGTGGCGACCGGCTACGGCACCTACGACGACGCCGACTACGACGGCGACTACGACGAGGACGGCGACGAGGACGACGCCTACACGCCCGACGAGGACGACGCCGATCGCACGCTGATCGGCAACGTGTTCGCCGCCTACACCTCGAAGTTCCCCGGCCAGCCGTCGAAGGACGGCCCGGCTCGTGAGCTGCGCCTCCTCCGTGCCACCGTGGCGCTGGACGACGGCGAGGAGCTGGACTCGTTCGGTGACCTCACCGCTGGTCAGGCTCGCACCCTGATCGACGCCTGGAGCTGACGCTCCTCCAACACCCTGAGCGGAGGGGCGGGCATCTCAGCCCCCGTCAGTAGGACGGGCATCATCTTCCCCGCCCCTCCGCTCTTCCGACGACGACCCGAGGAGGTCACTCATGGCTCGCTCACTCGCCAGCATCCAGACCATCACCAGCATCACGCCGATCCCCGGTGCCGATGCGATCGAGACCGCTCGTGTCCTCGGCTGGGACGTGGTCGTCCGTAAGGATCTGAACTACCAGCCGGGTGACCCGGTCGTGTTCTTCGAGATCGACTCGATCCTGCCCGACCTCCCGATCTTCGAGGAGATGCTCTACGGCAAGCCGTACAGCACCCGTGCCGCACGCCTCAAGTCCAAGAGGTTCAAGGGCCAGGTGTCGCAGGGCTACATCCGCCACGTGGCCGACGTGATCCCGTACGTCGATCCGAACGAGGTCCCGCACAACTCGTACAGCTACGATCTCATGCTCGCCGGTCACCCGGCGATGATCGGCCTGGACGTGTCCGCCATGATCGGCGTGGTCAAGTACGAACCACCGGCCACAGGCGAGCAGGTCGCCAACACGTCGTACTGGCTGAGCCCGCACGTGCCCCGCACGGACGAGGATCGGGTGCAGTCCAAGCCGCAGCTCTGTGCTGCGCTCCAGGGCCTCCCGTACGTCATCACCGTGAAGTGCGACGGCCAGTCCGGCACGTTCGGTCTCGACGACGATGGTGCGTACTGGGTCTGCTCACGCAACTTCCGGCTGAAGCCGGGCCGTGGTGGCACGTACGACCGTGTCAGTGATCGCTACAAGCTGATGGAGATCATCGGCACCACCTACCCCGAGGTGGTCATCCAGGGCGAGGTGTGCGGTCCCGGCATCCAGGGCAACCGCCTCGGCCTGTCCGAGCCAGACCTGTTCGTGTTCAACGTGTTCGACAAGGACGCCGGTCGGTACCTCGCTCACGACTACATGGTCGCCTTCTGCGAGGGCAACGGTCTCAAGACCGTGCCCGTGCTGGAGACCGGCGAGTCGTTCGGCTACACGCCGGACGAGCTGCTCGTGAAGGCCGAGGGCCTCTACGACTCGGGCCGTGAGCGTGAGGGCATCGTGATCCGCCACCGGCTCCAGACCGGCACCGACCGGATCTCGTTCAAGGCGATCTCCAACAAGTTCCTGTTCGACGGGGGCAACTGATGCGCCATCACGTGAAGATCATGCAGCTCGCTGCGAAGGCCGTGGCCGAGTACGGTGAGGCCGAGACCGGCACGTCCTCCCGCACCCTCAAGATGGGTGTGCTGGAGGGCGTGCTGGCCGTGCTGGAGATCTACGGCATCGAGTGCGTGTGGGGCTTCGAGGGCAAGGCGTGTCACCTGGACGGCTTCTACCACCAGGGCCAGCTCTACGACACCGAGGGCAACTACGTCCGCACCATGCCCCAGCCACGGAAGGACTGAGGCTAGCACCACGAATCCGGCCGAATCGACCCTTAGGGGTTGTTACGGTCGTGTTACGACGCTAGCCTTCACCTCATGTTCAAGCACCGCATCATCTCCGCCGCAGTCGCAGCCATCCTGGCGCTGACCACGGCAGCCTGCGACCCTGAGGAGATCCTGTCGGCCATCCCGGCCGCTGAGGTCTCGCAGGAGCAGTCGGACCACCTGGCCACCGTCGCCTACGTCAACAACCTGCCGTACCAGCACGGAGATCCTGCCCCTGCCCTGGAGGCGTTCCAGATCGTGGCCGCCGACCGTGGATGGGCTCCGGCCGACATCCAGGCGTGGCTCCCGTTCGCTGACGCTGTCATGGCACGTGAATCGGGCTACTGCCCGAACCCTCGCCGTGGTGCCATCTTCACCGGCGTCGGGTGTGAACTGAAGCGCCAGGGCCGTGCGTCCGACTCGGGCTTCGCTCAGGCCATCGGCATGTGGTACCGGGGTCCGGGCACGTTCCTCTGCGACCACGAGGGCCTGTGCTCGTCCGAGGCGATCACCTCATCGGCATGGTCGTCCGCCGTCTCGTTCATCGCCATCCTGGAGCGCCCGAACGGCTCCAGCAACTGGTGCTACACCGACAAGCTGCGCAGGGGCTACGTGTGCCGCCTGCGCCCCTAACCGACTAGGATTCACTCATGACCAAGTTCCTCTCACGCTGGCTGATCGCCAGCCTCCTGGCGGTGCTGGCCTTCGCCAGCATCGCACCATCGTCCGCCTCGGCCTGGTACGTGGACTCCACGTGCGTCGGCTCGACCTGGTCGGTCCACATCCCGAACGAGTGGTGGATGGACAACGAGACGGCCGTCGTGACGTTCAACGACGGCACGGCGGTGAACGCTCACAAGGACGACACGGTGGCGGCCCCTGCTGCCGCCAGCACGGCGTCGATCGAGTTCCTCACCACGAGCCCCCGTGTGTTCCGTAGCGCCGAGCGCCCGGCCGGATGCACCGAGACGACCACCACGACCCCCACGTCGACCACAGGGCCTCCTACGACCGTCTCCGTACCTTCCACGGTGAGTGTCACTTCGACCCTCCCGGTGACCGTTCCTGTCACTTCCGTGCCTCCGGTGACCACGTCCGTCACGACCACCACCCTCGTTGCCACGGCGCTCCCACCGATCAACGAGCCCGCCGCCATCCCGACCACCACGGTTCCGCCGACTGCACCGCCGACCACTGCGACACCGTTCCTACCCGCTACGGGCGGCGACCGTGACAGGATCATCGTCCTGGCGCTCATCCTCGTGGTCATCGGTACGATCATGTGGCTGGGCAGCGTGGGCAGCAAGGGTCCTCGCCCGAAGTTCTGACCGCTTCGCACCATCGTGTGTTAGCGTACTGATCAACACAGACAACACAACGAACAGGAGGTCACCATGACCTACTACGACGACGACGCCCCCGAAGAGGAGGGCAGCCCTGACGCATGGTTCCAGGGCTACACCCTCGGCAAGGAGGAGCTGATCCTCGCCACCAAGATGGCCCTCGGTTCGTTCGCTCCGGCGCACGACACCGAAGAGGCCGTGCTCGAAGCTGTGGCCGATCTGGCCGGACGGATGGAAGGACTCCTCAAGTGAGCAACGTGACCGGCTACTGCATGTGGGACTCCGATGGCATCGGCTTCCCGTTCACCACCCGCTTCGCACACTTCGCTGGCTGGCCCGAGCCGGACCAGGAATGGTCCACGTGGTCCGAGTACAAGCGCCATGGCTGGGACACGCCCCGGTTCCTGGAGACGCTCGCCGCCTTCGAGGCCGCCGATGGCTTCCGCTACGGCGATCCGTACCCGGACTTCGTCGAGTCGTTCCACCGCCTGCGTGACCTCGGCGTGATGTCGGTCGTCGTGACCGACAAGCCGACCGACGCCGGTGTCGAGGACAACCTGGCGTGGCTGACCGACATCGGCTGCGTGCCGGACCTGATCGTCCGCTCACGTGACAAGACGGTCGTGCTCCAGTACGCCGAGCTGCGCCACCTGCCGGTGTTCGGCATCGACGACAACATCGGCCACGTCGAGGCGCTGCGTGGCGCTGGCGTGGAGGCCTACCTGCGGGACATGCCGTGGAACTTCGAGTCCGACATGCCGAGGGTTCGCTCGTTGCACCAGTTCGCTGACATCGTCACCGAACGGGTGTCCGCCTGATGCCCCGGCCGACTGGGCTTCCCCGCCACGGCACACGTGGCCGCTACCGTGAGCCGTACTTCTGCCGCTGCGTGGCGTGCACCGGTCGTGTCGGCATCACCGACGACGACTACACGCCCCGCTGGCCTGCACGGCAGTTGGAGCTGTTCGTCGGGCTGGACCGTCTGCGCATGTGGGCCGACGAGCCGACGATCGAGGCGTGGCGGGCCGAGGGCCTGTCCGATGTCGACGCCGACCACGTGGCCATCAAGCTCGGTGTCATGCCGTCCGACATCTGGTCCGGCTACATCACGGCCGGGCTCGACTTCCGTGCGGAGGTGACGCTGTGAGCGACGAGGGAGAGATCCTGGCCAGGCTGGAGTCAGAGCTTGCCACCGAGGAGCTGACGGCGTTCCTGGCCGAATGGATCACCACGAACGTGCACCGTGTCACAGCGTTCGCTATGGTGCTCGGCACGTGGCGTGAGCACATGGCCAACGGTGGGTTCAGCAGCGAGTCGATCGACCAGGCGCTCCCGATGATGATGGAACGGCTCTGGCCTGATACGCTCAACTTCACGTTCACAGGGGTCGAGGAGGCTGACGATGACGACGAGTGACTTCCCGAAGGGCACACAGGTCCGGCTCAAGCCGGGCGAGGGCGAGCTGGGCACGTTCTGCGTGTTCACCGACGTGCTCGGCAAGGACGGCTCGGTGACCGTGTACGGCGGCGACGTGGACCCTGGCGGCTACCGCTCGTTCCGTTCGTTCATGCCGGACCGGCTCACCGCCGAGCACCGGCCCGAGATCCTCCGCAAGCTGAAGAGGCACGCACATGGATGACATCAAGTTCGACCCACACAACGTCAAGGCGCACCTGGTCGAATCGTTCCAGGACGTAAGCGACTTCATGGCCTGGATTCACCAGGGCCACCCTGTCGTCGGCTTCGACATCGAGACCAGCGGTCTCGACTCGGTGTCCGACAAGATCCGGCTGGCACAGTTCGGCACGCACAACGAGGGCTGGGCCGTCCCATTCGAGCGCTACCCTGCGATCGTGGACGAGGCGCTTCGCTACCTCCGCAACCGTGGCACCCTCATGGTCTCGCACAACGGGCCTGGCTTCGATTACCTGTGGATGCGCCGCAAGACCGGCTTCATCCCCGACTGGAGCAAGGTGCACGACACCATGCTGTTGCTCGCCCTGATCGACACGGCAGGCTCGAAGGCGCTGAAGGACGGCTCGGCCGTCTACGTGCACCCGGTGGCCAAGGTCGGCCAGAAGATGCTGCACGACGACATGAAGAAGCACGGATGGGACTGGGCCACCGTGCCGATCGAGCTGCCGTCGTACTGGTTCTACGGCGTGCTCGACACGGTGCTGACCGTCAACCTGTTCCTGACCCTGCTGCCGATCGCTGAGAAGGTCGGCGTGCTCGACGCCTACGCCACCGAGCGCCACGTCTCGAAGGTGCTGCACGGCGTGTCGTGGAACGGCATGGTCGTGGACGAGGCGCACTGCGTCAAGTGGGAGGGCGTGCACGCCGATCGCTGCAACGAGATCCGCACACAGGTGCAGAACGAGTGGGGCATCGAGAACATCGGCTCCACCCCGCAGCTCGCTCAGGCGTTCGTGAACACCGGAGTGATCCTGACCGTGCGCACTGAGTCCGGGAAGAACTGGGCGATGGACGCCGACACGCTCGACCTGATCGCCGTGGAGAACCAGGATCACCCGTTGGTCAAGCTGGTGTCCGAGTACCGCAGGTCGATGAAGTACGGCGGCTACTACCGGCAGACGCTGGACTTCACTCGTGCTGATGGTCGCTGCCACGCCAGCTACCGCCAGGTGCAGGCTCGCACGCTTCGCATGTCAGCCAACGACCCGCCGATCCAGACGTACCCTCGTGTCACGACGGACGCCGAGGTGCGCAACAGCTTCATCTCGGCACCGGGCATGAGCCTGATCTCTGCCGACCTGTCGAACGTGGAGGCTCGTCTCTTCGCTCTGCTATCGGGCGACCCCGGCCTCCAGCAGTCGTTCCTCAACGGCGTCGACATGCACTGCTACGTTGGCGGCCTCATGTACAACGGCGGTGTGCCGATCGAGAAGAAGGACCCTCGCCGCAACAAGGCCAAGAACAGCGTGTTCTGCGCCCTGTTCGGTGGCGGTGCCGAGAAGGTGGCCGTGACGGCTGGCATCTCGCTGGCCGATGCGACTGAGACGCTGACGCTGCTGAAGCGCACGCTTCCGTCCATCAAGACGCACTCGAAGGCGATGCAGAAGGAAGCGCTCACGATGCTCGCTGACACGGGCCGTTCAGGCATCAGGCTGCGTGATGGTCGTGTGCTCCGCTGCTCCGAGGAGGACGAGCGTGTGTATCAGTTCGCCAACTACTCGATCCAGGGCACAGCACGGCTCGTGCTGGCCGAGCGCTTGATCGCCCTCGACAACGCCGGTGTGGCTGACCGCATCGTCGCTGTCGTGCACGACGAGGTCGTGGTGGAGGTCCCGGACGACGAGACCGACGAGTACACCGCTGCGCTCCAGGAGCACATGGAGGATCACTACACGTACCCGATCCCGCTGCTCGCTGGTGTCGGCAAGCCTGCGAAGCGCTGGGGCGAGGTGGACCACTGATGCTGGTCGGCATCGACCCCGGCAAGGCCACCGGCATCGCCGTGTGGTTCGGGGAAGCTCTCCATCCATGGACTGGCGAGTACGACGAGGACGGTGTGTATCGCTTCCTGGACGCCACGTGCGGACTGATCGAGTCGGCGCAGGTGGAGTTCTTCACGATCTCGCAGCGCACGGTCAAGACGGCCGTCGACTACCACGCCTTGCACCTCATCGGCTCGATCAAGTACGCTGCACACCGTTGCGGCTACTCGGTGAGCTTCACGAACCCGGCCGACGTGAAGGGGAAGTTCCCCGACGCCGCTCTGCGCAAGGCAGGGCTATGGCACAAGAGCGACCACGTGCGTGACGCCACCCGGCATCTGCTCGTGCCGCTCATCGCTCAGGGTCTCTTCGATCCGAAGCGCCTGCTGCTGTGATGGTAGGGTTTCCGACCATCTCGCCTCCAGCGGAGGGAATCGTGCTACCGATGGTACGATTCCTGACCACCACGGCCGAACCCGCACTAGGCTGAACACACCTCTCCGAAAGGGTCCTCCCTACATGGAACTGGAAGATCTCATGACCACACCGAACCTCATCCTCGACCACGACCCGGCCACCGACTTGTTCCGCATCTTCAGCGCCACGCAGGCGCACCAGATGGGGCTCATCTCGATCCCCGGTTGCCGGTTCGCAGGGAAGGGCCAGCAGTTCTGGACCATCCCGGCACGGTACGCTCAGGTGACCGCTCTCGGCAACCTGTTCAAGCTGGACTGGTCGCAGGCTGCGATCGACCGCTACCTCCAGCTCTCGACCACCGTCGATGCGTGCAGGAAGCTGCGCACCGAGGGCCTCGACATCAACGACGAGGCGTACCTGCTCGGCATGCTGTCGAAGTACGGCATCACTCCGAAGCCCGGCCAGGCCGCTGCGATGGTGCAGCTCGCCACGGCACAGAAGGCCGCCCTGTTCTCCGAGCTGGGCTCCGGCAAGTCGCTCGTCGTGTCGGGCACCGCCCGCCTGTACAGCACGCTGCCGATGCTGATCATCGCTCCGACGTCGGTGCTGTACAACTGGCAGCGTGAGCTTGCCAAGTTCAACCTCGGCTCGGTGGTGCTCGCTGGCACACCCCTCCAGCGGCAGAAGATCATCGACAAGATCGACCTGGCCGCAACGCCGGTCGTCATCTGCTCGTACGGCATGGCGAAGGCGCACAGCCGGATCGCCGGGTACGGCAACACGAAGCTGAAGCGCTGCAACGACTGTGGCGGCGGCCAGGACATCCCCGAGGGGAAGTGCGAGGTGCACGAGCGCTGGCTGAACACGATCCAGTGGCAGGCCGTCGTCGTGGATGAGGCTCACCGCATCCGTGACCCGCACACGGCACAGACCCGTGCGGTGTGGCACCTGGCGCACCAGACGCCGAACCGCTGGCTGCTGACGAACACGCCGATCGAGCAGGATGCGTCCGAGTTCTGGTCGCTGCTGCACGCCCTCGACCCCGAGGAGCACCCGTCCAGCTCCAAGTACCTCGACCGGTACGTGCTGATCAACCAGCCGCCGTGGGGTGGCCGTGAGGTGCTCGGTCTCAAGCCGAACACCCGTGACGAGTTCCTCGCCATCACGCAGTGGCGCTGGAGGCGTGACGTCAAGGTCGGCGTGCCCGAGCTGACGCACGAGATCCGCACCTGCCAGCTCAAGCCAAAGAGCCAGAAGGCCTACGACCAGATGGACAAGCAGCTCATGGCTGAGGTCGGACTGAACGACACCGACGAGACCGCCGTGCTGTCGGCAGCGAACCACATGGTCAAGCGTGGCCGCCTCGTGCAGATGGCCAACGCCACGGTGGAGATCGACGGTTCCGGCAACGTGTCGCTGCACGAGCCGAGCGAGAAGCTCGACCTGTGGGAGGACACGATGGACGACTTCCCCGAGCCGACGATCTGCTGGTTCTCCAGCATCAAGCTGCTGAAGCTGGCGAAGGCCCGTCTCGATGCGAAGGGAACGGCGTACGCCGAGCTGCACGGTGAGATCTCGGCGCTCGCACGGCAGCAGGCCGTGGACGACTTCCAGGGTGGCAAGGTGGACCTGCTCCTCCTCAACCCGGCTGCCGGTGGTGAGGGCATCACGCTGACCCGTGCTCGTGTCTCGATCATCGTGGCGCACCCGGACAGCTCCATCATCTCGAAGCAGCTCGAAGGACGCCAGGCCCGTTACGGCTACCAGCACGAGGAGATGATCGCCATCCACCTGATCACCGAGGGAACCGTCGAAGAGGACTACATCCCGACGCTCGAAGCGAAGATCGCTGCCGGTCTGGAGGTGGTTGGATGAGCCTGTACGCAGACGGCGTCCACCGCTTCAGTCCGTCCGAGATCAGCACGTTCCATGACTGTCGCCGCAAGTGGATGCTGTCGTACTTCCTCTCGCTGAAGCGGAAGGAACGTGACGTCCGCTACCCACTGACGTCCGGCAACCTCGGCCACGGTGCGCTGGAGGTGTTCTACCTCAACGGTGGCATCCACGGCGAGAAGTCGCAGGAGCTGGCGCTCGACTGGCTCCGTGACAAGCGTGCCGAGGATCTGGCCGAGTGCGCTGAGGAGCACACGGCCACGATCATGAAGGCGCACAAGACGGCCGAGTCGTGCGTCCTGTCGTACCTGCACTGGGTCGACCAGACCGGCGTGGATCTCGACCTGGAGATCATCGGCACCGAGGACAAGCTGTCGATGCCCGGCCCGATCCCGAACACCGAGCTGAACGGTCGCATCGACCTGCTCGCACGGGACCGGCGCACGGGCGACGTGGTGGTGCTCGACTTCAAGTTCGTGTCGTCCATCACAGACAAGATCCGCATGCTGCACCTGGATCTCCAGGCCAAGACGTACGGCATCCTGGCACGCAACAAGTACAAGTGCCCGGTGCGTGTGGCGTTCCGCATCATCAAGCTGAACCAGCGTGGTACGACGGTGAAGGGGCCGCAGGAGGAGGAGTACACGATCCACCTGAACGACGCACAGCTCGACACGTACTGGACGCAGCTCGGTGGCGTCATGTTCGACATCGTGCACCTGTCGAACAAGCTGACCGAGGGCAAGCTGTCGCACCAGATCCTCGCCTACCCGAGCCCGTCCGACTCGTGCTCGTGGAAGTGCCCGTTCTTCGCTGTGTGCCCGATGCTGGACGACCCGATGTCGGACGGCGAGTGGCTGCTGAACGATGCGTTCGAGAGCAAGTTCGCCAAGCCGAAGCGTGACCATGAGTCGGACCCTAGTGGTACACTTGATACCGACGCAACAACGACCCAGGAGGTCACTTCATGAAGGCATCCATCAGCGCCATTCTCCACGGCAACCCCGGTGAGGGCAAGAGCTGGGCAGGCGCAACCGCCCCCGCTCCCCGTCTGCTCCTCGATGCGGAAGGCGGCTCCCGCTTCTGCAAGCGGAACCACCCGATGATCTCGTGGAACCCGCTCACCGAGGCACCGCCCGAGTGGGACGGCGTATGGCAGAGCTGCTTCGTCTCGGTCCAGGACTGGGTGACGTTCGACGCTGCGCACCAGTGGCTCTCGTCCGGCAAGCACCCGTTCAAGTCGGTCGTCATCGACTCGTTCACCGAGTTGCAGAAGCGCCTCGTGGATGCCGTCTCCGGTATCAACCAGCCGACGATGCAGCAGTGGGGCGAGATCCTGCGGCGCATGGAGGACAAGGCTCGTGCTCTGCGTGACCTCGCCGTCCGTGAGGACAACAACCTGGAGGCAGTGATCGCCATCTGCCTGTCGCACTCGAAGGACGACAAGATCCGGCCGTTCGTGAAGGGCTCGCTGGAGCTGTCGCTGCCGGGCTTCTTCGACATCGTGTGCTTCCACTACACGACGCAGGACGAGGCGACCGGCCAGATCAACTACCAGGGTCTCCTGGCACCGTTGAACGGCATCGTGGCGAAGGACCGCACGAACGTGCTCGTCTCGAAGTACGGTCCGGCGCTGCCGTCCGTCAACATCTCGGAATGGCTCGACCTGATCCGTGCCGAGTACGCCTGACCCGTGCTAGGGTAGGCAACCGAACAACCTCTCACCAACACGAAGGACATCATCATCATGGCATCACTCACTTCCATCCCCGGCCTCGACGCCGCACTCGCCAACATCGCCGCAGGCTCGCTCGACGGCCGTGGCCCCGACGAGAACGGCGTGCGTGGCACGTTCGTCCAGCTCCCGTTCGACCGTGAGTTCCGGGTCGAGATCGTGGAGGCCAAGACGGCTCGCAGCCAGGCGGGCAACGAGGGCATCCGCTACACGGTGCAGGTCACCGATCACCCGGACAACGCCGGTTACAGCGACGGCAAGGTCTGGGGCTCGGTGTACTTCACCGGCCACGAGTTCCAGGGCCAGCAGCTCGCCACCCTCCTCGGATCGGCTGGCGCTTCGGCGTCCACGTTCGAGGACGCCGTCAGGGTCATGATCGGCGGCAAGCTGGTCATCGCCCTGAAGGAGGGCAACGACCCGAACTACCCGGACATCCGCTGGCTGAACATCGACAAGGGCCAGAAGATCCGCCTGTCCGGCATCAAGCCGAAGGGCGGCTCCAGCAGCTCGTCCTCCGGTGCGCTGACGGCGACCCTGCCGGTGGTCGTCACGCAGGCGAACGCCACTCCGCAGCCGACTGCCGCCGTCCAGCCGTCCGTCGCCCTGCCGACGAACGTGACGGCTCCGGCCGATCCGACCGCCACCCCGGCTCCGGCCCACTCGGGCATCCGGCTCCCCGGAACCTGATCCACCTCGTCTGGACGCACACGGCCCACGCTCTTCGGAGCGTGGGCCTTCTGCGTTCACAGGGTCCGTAAGGGAATCCCCTGAGAGGCCCTCTAGAAGCCGCTCTAAGCCACGCAGGGCCACTTCTGGCCTCAGTAGGCCTCCGGAGCCCTTTCGGCGCTCTACGGGGCTTCTGGAGGCCTCTCAGGAGATCCTAGAGCGTGCCACCCCACCAGCGGGTGGTCATGCTGATGCGGGACACGTAGTCAGCGATCGACGGACCGCCCGTGTTGTAGTAGTACGTGATCTGCTGCGTGATCGTGGCCACACCGCCAGGAGCGAGGGTTCCAGCCGATCCCACGAAGCCGTACTGACGGAAGCACCGCTGGCCGTTACAGTCAGATCCGAAGAGAGCCTGCTGAGGGTTGTAGACCGCTGTCAGTCCTCCCGACATCGTGATCTTCGGGCCGACGAACAGAACGTTACCGACGTTGGTTGACAGGTCCATGTCCAGCGCCGTGTGGATCATGATGTCCATCGGGTAGCATGTGTCGTTGGTGATCGTTCCAGTGTTGAATGAGGTTCCAGGTCCGACCAGCGTGGTCGGGTTGGCCAGCGTTCCGCCAGCCTGCCACGAAAGAGGTGCGTTCGGAGAGCCGAAGGTGAGGTTGGCGGTAGAGACGTTCTCGACACTCTGGCGGTAACCTCCACGGGGAGGGATGACCGGAGAGCCGCCCACACAGTAGATCGCCTGCGCTGACGACTTGCATCCAGCCGAAAGTGGCCATGAAGCCTCGGGCAGCCAGCCGATGTCGTCGGGGCAGTTACAGACAGCAGTAGCCATGATTACATCGTAGCAGACGTCAGCAGCAGGTGTACTTCGCCAGCGACGAGACAGTAGCACGTGCGCTCTTGATCGGTCCGGATGATGCCGCACGGGACACACCGATCGTGGTCGGGTTGATGGCGTACAGGCTCGTCCAGCCGCCGCTCGGCGTCGGGTCTCCCGAGAACGAAGCAGCCGTGGCCGTGCCGAGAGCGTCAACACGCTGGCCATCTGCTGACAGACCGTAGGCACCATCCCCCCACCAGAGGAAGTCACGGATGCCGCCGGGGAAGTTCCCGAGCTGCGGTGCTGCTCCGGTACTGCACGTCTCACCTGTGGTGGTGTTGATGCAGATGGCTCCGGTGCCTCCACAGAACGTGGTCTGGAATCCGTTGACCGTTCCATCGTTCGGGTCCGTTGTGAGCGATGCGAACGTGCCTCCACACACCGAGCACGGGCTGTAGATTGGGTTCGAGACCGACCACACTGGATTCGTGTTCGTAGTAGTGGGGATTGGCTGAACGTCGCCTCCGCCCGCCCCCACACTTCCTGCGCCAGTGTTACCTGTGGTTCCGTTGTTGGTCGTGGGACCTCCGGTGACGGTAGGCGGATCAGTGATGGTGCCCGTTGGAAGTGGTGTGGTGACGACCTGCGATGGCTTGCCGTACTTGGCGAGAACGCTGGTGACGCCCTGGCTGCTGTACTTGTTGCACAGGCTCGGAGTCAGCTCAATGTGAAGGTGATCGGTGTGCTTGTTCGGCTGTGAGTTGTCGATCTTGCGCCATGAGGAATGCGGGAGGGTGGCCTCACCGCTGTTCCACCACCGTGTGTTCCAGATCATGCGCTGGATACCCAGTTCACACGCTGCTGGCATCAGGTAGTTGTCGATCAGGCTCGTCATGAGCGCCTGGCGGCTGGAGAAGCTGACGTCGGCATTACCTCCGCCACGGTATGGCTGCTTCACCATGATGTCGTACGCCCGGCCGGAGGCGTGCACACTGATCGAGTCCGATCCAAGGATCTTCTTGAACACGTAGCACGCACCGTAGCCGAAGATGTTGATGTTCTGCGTGACGACCCAGTGTGCGATGCCCGCCAGCGTCGAACAGCACGCCGGTGCCTTCCTCGCTCCCTGAGCGAGGGGCTGGTAGCTGACGACGGGGTGACTGCACGGAGGCGGGTTAGCCATGCCTCAAGCCTACTACATCGGCTAGACTGAAGGCATGAGCGCACGCAGGGGCACCGACAACATCATCTCGCTCGTGCGTGACCTGGCTGACCGTGTGCGCCGCCTGGAGACTCAGACCAACAACGTGCGCCGGAACGACGTGCGGATCGGTGATCTGCTGATCACGTGGAACGGCACCACGAACCAGATGACGCTCCAGAACCTCGCCACGAACGGCGTGCCGGTCACCATCAACGTCCCGTAGTTCTACAGCAGGCCCTCGGCACCGACCGGGGTGAGGGTGATCGAGATGATCTCGTCCTCGGCGTCGGCTGACACGTTGATCTCGGTCAGGCGCATGACGTCGTCGGTCAGTGCACGACAGGTAGTCTCGATGGCGATGGAGATGATGCCACCGGGGATCAGCGAATCCTGGAACGACATCGGGGTATCCTGCGTGAGCGTGCCACCAGTGATGTACACGAACGGCTGCGACAGGAGCTTGTACTTGTTGTAGCCCTCCTGTGCGATCGGGTTCGGCAGCTCGGTCGTGTCGATCTCGTCGTAGAGGTCGTTCTGCGACAGTGACTCCAGCAGGCCGAACCGCTGCTGCGTTCCGTCGAGAGCGGATGGCAGGATCGGGCCGGTGACCTGAGGGTAGATCGCCGTCTGGTCGTTGTTCCAGCCGGTGACGCCACCCTGCCCGCCGACAGACACGACACGATTCGTCATGCGTGAACCGGCGACCGAGATCGTCGGTGCCGCACGGAAGTGCTTGTCCATGAGCGTGACACCGGAGGCGATCGGGTTGGTGACGGCAACGCCGCCGCCCCACAGGTGACGACCGATGACCGTGTAGTCGACACCGGCGTCGGAGAGCTTGCGCAGCTCGTCCCCGATGATCGGGTACTGGCCACCACCGATCTCACCACCGGTCTTGTCGAAGGCAGGGTAGTAGCGCTCGATCGGGACGCCGAGCGTGTCGATGGACCACGTCATGCACCACGGGTCCTTGCAGTAGGCCTGCGACAGGAGCCACTGGTAGGCGTCACCGAGGTCGGTCGAGTCCGGATCGTACTCGGTGTCGGCCAGCTCGACGAGCCGGTGGTCGGCCCAGGTGAGGAGATCCTTGGCGTTGATCTTCGCCACCTCGTTGACCATGTCGAACTCCATGTCAACGATCGGCCCGACCCAGACCAGCTCGTCGTTGCGGAAGATAGCCAGCTCGTGCTCCCACGGGTTGACGTTGGCGAGACACTCGCAGCAGGTGCCACGCATCGGGATCTTGATCTCGGCCTCGGAGATGTCGTTCAGGATGCGGTTGTAGGTCAGCTTGGAGAACTTGGCCTCACACACGAACGACTCGCCGCACCGCTTCTGGATCATGACCCGGTACGTGCCGCACCCGAGCTTGTAGTCTGCGAAGCTGCTCACCTGTCAAGTCTACCGTGTGATCTTGCCCCCCGACAGCGCACCGAGGAGGTCCCCGACTGTGGTCGAGTCCTGGACCTCGATGGAGCCGACGGAGAGCGTAGTGCCAGCGGCCTTCTCGGCTGCCGTCTGTGCCTGCTCCTTCGTGACCTTGTAGCCGAGAGCGTCAGCGGCAGCGATGATGGCCTCACGGATGATGCCGACCTGCTCGGTGCGAGTTGCCTCGGCTGCGACCCTGCTGGCCGTTGTGTCACGCTTGGCGACGGCGGCCGACAGTGAAGCGAGCTGCTCCGGCGAGCTGGCGAGCAGCTTGCGAACCTGCTTCAGGTCGGTGGCGTCGATGTCACCGATGGCGGCCTTGAGGGCTTCCTTCGACAGACCACGGGACAGCAGCGTGCTGGCACCGGTAGAGACGGCAGCGAGGTCAGCCGCCTGACGGTTGGCGTTCTTCGTGAGGCGGTTCGTGGAGACGGCTGCCGTGTACTGGGTGCTCGTGCGGATGTCGGCCTTCAGCGACTCAGCGAACTGGTCGGCGGCGTCCCGTGCAGACTGAAGTGCCGTGGTGAGCGAGTCGGTGGCGCTCTGGATCTTGGTGGCCATGTCCTCGGCGGCCGACGACCCGGAGCTGCTACCACCACCTCCGCCAGACTTCGACGACGCAGCCTTGACGTCGGCACCGATCGTTCCGAGGTACTCCTGGAGGATCTTGTCGTCCTTGACCTTGCCGGACAGCACGTCGATGATGCGCTGCTGCGCTGCGATGGCAGCCTTGTTCTGTGCAGCCTGATCGGCGGCCTCGCCGGTGGACATGCCGGAGCCCGGCTTCGTAGCGCCGAGCGTGAAGCTGGCGATCTGAGCCTTGAGTAGTGCGATCTTCTGGAGGGCGGCCTCGATACCACTGACGACGACGTTGATGGCGATCTGCCGGTTGGCGAGCGAGTCGGTGACACCGGCGAGCTGCTCAAGCTGCTGGATGCGGCGGTCGGTTGTGGCCGCCTGTGTGGCAGCCGTTGCCCGCTCCTGCTCTGCGGCGTCTGCTGCTGCACGCTGCGTCTCCTCGTAGGCCGTACGGCGCTTGGATGACGCCCCCTCCAGTGCGGCGGTGACAGCCTTCTCGGTCTCGACGATCGTGCGGTTGGCGGAGGCGATGGCCTGTGCCTCGGCCTGTGCGTCGGTAGCGCCTGCGGCCTTGGCCTTGGCGTACTCCAGGGCGTAGGCGGCCTGCTGTGCAGCGAGCGCCGTGGCCTGTGCGTTGAGCTTGAGCGACTTGTCGGCTAGGTTCGTGGCCGACATGATGGCGGCCTCCTGAGCGGCCTTCTGTGCGGAGATGTTCCCCTGCTGTGCAGCGATGAACTGCTGCTGCGGCCCGTAGGCGGCGGCAGCGGCATCCTTCGATGCAGCGAACTCCGTGTTGAACTTCGCAGCAGCAGCCTGTGCGTTGGTGAACGCCTCCGGCATCTTGCTGACCTGGTTGATGATGGCGGCGAGCTGCTCGACCGACTTGGTGTTGAGATCGTTCAGCGTGATGCCGAACTTCTCCAGGTACTCGGCGGACTTCTGGAGATCGTCGGAACCGGTACGGAGACCGAGCGCCCACACCGAGCCACGCTCGGTCAGGTTCTCGTACGCTTCGCTGTTCTGGTCGAGCAGCGGGATGATGCCCTCCAGGTTCTTCTGTGCGTTGCCGTATGAGGCGTTGATCTGCTCGTTGATGATGGCGGCCTGAGCCTTCTGCGAATCGAGGACAGCCTTCTGGTCCCTGATCTGGTTCTCGATGTCCTCACGACCCGTCGTGATGCCCGGCGTCGGCAGGACGGCGTTGAGGATGGCGTCCCCCGTGCCGAGGTTGTCGAGGGTGCGCTGAAGCTCGTCGAGCTTGGCCTGCGACGCCCTGACCTTGTCGTCGACACTCTGAAGGTTGGCGGTCAGAGCGGTGAATCCCTCACCGCTGCTCAGCTTGTCCTCGATGCTGGTGATGTAGCCACGTGCCGTGGCTTCACCGATCATCTTGAGACGGGCAGCGTGCTCCTGCGCCTGCTTCTCGACCTGCCCCTGCCACGAGGAGTACGCACCGAGCGCTGCACCGGCGACAGCGCCGATGGCTGCGCCCTGTGGACCGAACTGTGCGCCGACCTCTGCGCCGGTACCTGCACCGGTGAGTGCGCTACCACCGACGTCACGTGCACCGCCGTTGCCGTCCGAGATCAGGGAACCGGCAGCGATGGCGGCAGCACCGGCTGCCTGTGCGGCGGCACGGCCCCAGCGCATCCACTTCGTCTCAGCGATCGCAGCCTGTTCGCCGGAGACCTCTGCGGCCTTGCCGACACCGAGCACGGCGTCCTTGAGTCCGCCGAACCCGGCGACGATCTTCTGGATGCCCCGCACACCAGCGAAGGTACGGTTGGCGAGCAGACCGGTGATGATGAGCTTGAGGATCGGCTCGGGGATCTGGTCGAGGACGTCAGCGAGCGCACCGAGCGCCTGAGCGGTGAGGTTCAGCGTGTTGACAGCCGTCGTCCGGCCGATCTCAGCGAACGACGCCAGCACCGGCTTGATGGCCTCATAGACCCGGAGAGCCTGCTCCTGTGTGCGCTGGAACGCACCGACGAACTCAGGCGATGAGATGAACGCAGCGGCAGCCTTGATGCCAGCGACGACATCGACGTAGAGCTTCTGGAGGAACGGGCTCTCACGGTAGAGACCCTGGAGGGTGTCCTGGAGAACGGACAGCGAACCGGACACCGTGTTGACGGCGTTGTTCATGGCTCCGGCGACCTTGATGCCAGCCTTGTCGAGAGCCTCGAACACCTGATCGCTGGTGATCTTGCCCTGCTCCTGGAGCTTCTGGATCTCGGCCTGGGTCTTGCCGAGCGACTCGCTCAGCAGCTTCGTGATCGGGATCAGGCTGTTCTTGAGCTGCATGGCGTCCTGGCCGGTCAGACGCCCAACGGTCTGGATCTGAGTCAGGGCGTACAGCACGCTCTCGATGTTGGTCGGGTCGCCACCCATCGCAGAGATGAGGTCACCGACGTGCGTCAGGGTCGGCACGATCGTCTCGGCGGCCTTACCGACGCCGAGGAGACGCTGCGACGCCTCGATGAGCGGCTCGGTCTCGAACGGCGATGCCGTGGCGAGCCTGGTGACATCGGTCAGCAGGGTCTCGGCCTTGGCGGCGTCACCGAGCAGAGCGGTGAAGCCGATGCGGGCCTTCGTAGAGACGTCGAACACCTCACCGAGGAACCCGGCGAAGCGCTTGGCGGCAAACTCGGACGCCTTGAGGGCGGCGGTGACTCCGGCGACTCCGGCGACGACACCCTTGAGCCCGTCCGAGATCCCGGAGACGGTGTTGCTGAGCGTGCTGGCGGAGCCGTCTGCACCACCGAGGGCGGAGCTGATCCGCTGACCGGCAGCAGCGGCAGCAGCCGTGGCACCGTTGAGCTGAGCCTGAAGAGCGGGACCGAAGCCCGAGCTGTCCGGAACAACGGTGACCGCAACCGAACCCACGATGTTGTTGGCAGCCATGTCTACTCAAGTCTAGCATGAGCCAGACCATCAGGTCCGAGGCCATGGTAGGCTTACAGCATGGCCAACGCAGTGAAGAACCTCTCGCACATCATCATCCGCAAGTCCGAGACCGTCGAGGCGTTCCAGATCGGTGACACGGTCTACTCGACCCTCACGAAGATCCCGGCTGCTGCCATCATCGCCCTGACGCTCTCCCCGAGCCCGGTCGGCGGCATGCGTGACTACATCCTCGCCTGCATCCCGGACCCGGACCAGAAGGCCGACTTCATCAACCTCATCGGGGAGACCGACATCGAGGGTCTCGGTGCGATCATCGAGGCGATCGTCGAGGCGACCACCCCTTTCTCCGGAGTGAAGCCGAGCGCCTGATCTTCATCGCCGGTCACTACTGGCCGGAGATCGCTGGCGACTACCACTCCCGGACCGGGCTTCACCTGGAGGACGCCGATCAGGCCACGTTCCTGAATGTGGTCTACTCCTACAACGTGTCCCGCCCGAGCGAGTACCGGTCGGACGTTCGCAAGAGCATGGACGACTTCCTGTCCGGTGCCTACGACGATCAGGCCCCTGCTGAGGACACGAGGGAGATCGGTGAGCAGGTTCCGGATCTGCTGGGTGCGTGGGGCGAGATGGAGATCATGTTCGGGCCACCAGCGGCGACGCCCCCTGTCGAGTAGACTTGACCTGACATGCCCGTAGGAGCGTACTCTCTCGAACTCAGTTGCACCGAGCTGATCAACCCGAACCGGACTGCGACCTACCTCATGAACGCACAGGACTCGGCGTTCTGTGTGGACGAGGTGAACTCCATCTGCCCGTCCGGTGGGATCAAGTGGCAGGCGCTCACGGCAAGCTGTGGCTGCGACGCCCTGCTGTACGACACGCCGCTCGGGCCGAACACGACGCCGGTGCTCCAGCCGACCTACACGACACCGGCGCTGGACCCTGCGCCATGGTACGACGTGCGCCGCCCTAACTCCGCTCATTTCCTCGGCTTCATGCTGGAGAAGGTCGAGCAGCTCCAGGACCCGCCCATCTCCCGCAACCTCACGAACCGTGCGACGAACTTCGGTGGCGGCACGATCGGCACGCCGAGGCGTGGCCCCCGCAAGGTCAAGTACACGGTGCTCGCCTTCGGCTGTGATGAGTGCGCTCTCGACGAGGGGTTCCGCTGGCTGTCCGATCAGCTCGTGTACCAGTGCGTCGGTGATGAGTGCACGCTTTGCGATGCCACGGTGCGCACGTGCTGCCCGTCGCTGTCCACACCACCGACCTACGCCGAGTGGGACACCGGCCGCTGGACGCTGAAGAAGGTGGCCGTCATCGACGGCCCACGCTACGAGGCACCGCCGATCGAGAACTTGGCCTGCAACGTGCGCCGGATCAGCTTCACGCTGGCCAGCGAGAGCCCGTTTGCTTACAAGTGCCCGGTCGTCTGCCTGGACAACCAGCCGTGGATCTTGGCCATGCCACCGTGCCCACCAGCCGCATGGATCTGTGGTGACAACTCAAGTATCTGCTGCTCGATCAACAGCACGTCCGACATTGGTGAGGACACCATCAAGGTGCAGGTCGTGGCCCGTGAGGATCTGACCAACCTGACCATCAGCGTCACACCGGACCCGTTCGGTTACGTGTGCAACCCAGCGACCCGTCCGGCGGGATACGTGGTGCCCGATGCGTGTGCCGTGATCCGCATCCCACTGCTGGAGGGGGGAAACACGCTCGATTACGACACCGGCGACGAGACGATCACCGTCACTCGTCCTGGTGGCCAGGTTGTTGACGGCGTCTCCTACATCGACGCCACGACCGGCAACGCACCGACGTTCCCGACTCTGCGCTGCAACAACTACTGCGTCTGCATCTCGTCGGACCGCTGCTCGTACCGTGCTGGTCGTAGCACCGCATCCATCAGCTCGCAGCACCGGGAGCTGGCGATCTAAGTCAGGGTGTTGCGGACCACGGTCTGCGTGGCCCTCCACAGCACATGGTACCCCTGCTTCTGGCCGGGGTGGTAGACGACCTTCTTCCGCACGATCGCCCCTGTCTTGCGTGACCGAAACACGAGGGTCTTGGCCTTGCGTGCCCGGATCTCGTGAGCCTTTGAGCCCTCCTCCAGGATGGCGGCCTGCTTGGCGTTGTTGCTGACCTCGAACTCGAAGCCGGTCGGCACCCCGGTGCGCACCGTGACGTTGAAGCTGCGAGCGTACCTGCCGGTGCGTGGTGCGTCTGACGGGTGCCGGTTGCCTAGCTCGGCCCGTGCGATGCGTGATCCCTCGGTGGCGATGTCCAGGCAGAGGCGGCGCACATGGACTCCGACAGGCCCACCAGGGGACCGTAGGAGGCGGTCCATCTCGTTCGGGTACAGGACGACCCTGCTGATCCCGACAGCCATCAGATCTCGTCTGCGATGACCTCGTCAGCAGCGGCAGGCTCGGCCCCAGGGGCCAGGTCGTCACCGAACGTGTCGGCCAGGTTGTCGGTGCCGGTCAGCACCTCGGGCTCCACGAGCAAGATCCACATACCGGACGTGATGAAGCGACGGGACTGCGGCGTGTCGTCCACGACGGCTGTCTGGTTCGGGGTGAGACCACCCGTGTGCGTGGTGCTGCGCACGGTCAGGGTCTTGACCGGTGCGACTGCACGAGGAATGTGACGTTCGTTGCGAGCCATGTCCCCTAGTGTACTACTGGTCGACGCTGACTGTGATGGCGAACTCCACACCGGCGCACCCACCACCTGCGTACGAGCGTGACTCACCGAGCGAGAGCGGCGTGCAGGCGTCGACCTCCATGATGGAGCCGCTGACCCACCTGCACCAGAAGGCGAAGTACAGGCACCACCAGAGGCGGTACAGCTCATCGGACGACTCGTTGATGTCGGCCGGTGGCAGGTGGCCACCCTCGGCGTCGGTATCGACGTAGCATACGCTCACACGAACGTTGATGTCAATCAGCCAGCCCGGCGTGCAGGTGGCACGCTGCGTCTGGCCGCCCTGGTTCTGGAGGTAAGCCGGGTTCGGCCGGATGTTGGACGCCCACACGGCGATCTCCGGGCAGCAATCCTCGGGTGGGTCGGCCCAGCCGATGATGCGCCGCCATGTGTCGGCGTTGAAGCCGCACGGGCTGGCCACGAGCGCCGAAGCGACGGCCACCTCCACGGAGGCGAGGAGGTTGTAGATCCAGTCGGGATCGGACATGCGGGTCAGAGCTGGCACACCATCAGTCTACAACGAGAACGAGCCACCCGCCGAAGCAGGTGGCTCGTTCTGTCTCTTGTCGGGGAGACCCCCTCAGATCACTGCGCCGGGACGGTGTTGTAGCCGCAACCGAGGGTCGGCGGGCCGACCTGATCGAGGAACATGTGCTCCGGGCTGTCCGGATCGAGCGGGAGGATGAGCGGGTCGACGTCGTTGAACGGGCCGTTCAGGAAGTTCGGGTTGGCCTCACCGAAGCCGGTCAGCTTCAGTGTGGCGACCTCGTTGGCGAACGACACATCACCGAGGGTGAAGGTCGCCTTCGGCCACACGATCCTCCACCACTGCGCATCGGCGTACGATGCGGCCGGGGCGATGATCGGCGGGCAGTTGTTCTGCGTCGTGACGGCCTTGGTCCAGATCTCAACCGAGACCGAGTCGGGGCAGGACTTGCCGATGCCACGACGGCTGTAGCCGATGATGTCGGTACCGTCCGTGTAGGTTGTTGCGCCGGTCAGCAGCTCGATCATGGTTGGGTCACGGAGGCACAGCTCCAGGTCGAGGTTCATGCGCTTGAGCTGATCGCAGACCTTCAGCGTGACGCACAGGTTGCCACAGCCGTTCTTCAGCTCGAAGTCATCGCCAGCGCTGTACTCCGGCGTGGCGTTCATGCGGATGATGGCGGACGAGGCGGCCGACTGGTTCGGACCCTCAGCGAACGCACAGGTCGGGAGGAGACGTGAGACCCGGATCGCACAGACCTGCGCAGAGCCCTTGCAGAGAGCGGCCATCAGCGAGTACCTGCCGTTGTGGAGATCGTGGACATGTCCCTAGTGTACAACGCCGCCTCAGGGCGACCTGACAACAACTACTTGGTGGCGGCCTTGGCCTTCGTGCTCTTGGCCTTCGGGGCCGGGGCGGCGGCCGCATCCTCGGGAACCGTCACCGACTCGTCCTCAGCGGGGGCGACGTTCTCCTCGGCCGGGGTCTCATCCTTCGGCTCCTCGGCCGCCAGGATCTCGACCGAGTCGAGGATGATGAGATCCTCGACGGGGACGACGTTGTCCGGGTCCTCGTGGAGCGACTCGTCGGCCGTGGCGACCGCCAGAACCTCCTCAGCGTCCGGTGAGAGCACTTCTGGCACCTGGACAGCCTCCGGCACTTCTGGAGCCTCTACGGGGCTCACAGGGGCCTCTCCGTCGATCCTGGAGGCAACGTCGGCGGCCACCAGACTCTGGCCGTACGCCAAGATCTCGGCGTTGCGCCCGGCCTGGACCACCTGAAGCTCGTCCCAGCATCCGCCGTGGCATCCGCCACCCGTCACGTTGTCATCGCTCATGGATCTAGTCTACCACAGGCTCGCTGGCAGCGGCACGGGTGACCTGCTCCTCGAAGTCGGCATGGATCTTCGTCACTAGGGCATCGTACTCCTCACGGGTGCACGACACGACACCGACACGGTTCGGATGTGCGTACGGATTCCAGAACGGTGAGTCGGCAGGATACACCAGACCACCCTCACCATCCTCGTCAGGGGTGTGGTACTCGGTGATGGACGAGCCGCCCGACGTCCAGCCCGCCGTACGGTGCCATCCTGGCCCGTAGGTCGGGATCTCCACCGAACGAGGGGTGTCGGGAATGAACTGCCAGGTGATCCGCTCGTGGATCGGGGTCTCACCCTCAATGGCGTACCGACTGAGCGTGATCGTGTTCAGACGTTCCACCCGATGAGCTGAGCGGCAACCGTAGCCACAGCCGAGGCGTCCGGCGATGAGCCTGCCACGCAGTCCACGATTCCGACGGAAGCGACGTTGATGTTGACCGTTGCGCCAGGACCGATGGTGAACCCGTCGAAGTTGGAGGACTGGAGCTGGTAGTCCTTGCCAACGAACGGGCGTGTAGCGAACGTGACGTTGGAGGCATCGGCCGAAGGATTGGTCGATGCGAACACGAACTTGCCGTTGTATCCAGGGCTACCCGTGATGGTGAAGTTCGACTCGATGCCGCAGATCGGGACGCCACCGGAGGTGGCACCAACGCCGTAGCCGTACTGTGCCTGAACGATCATCGAGCGGCACGGCGACGGGTTGGTCAGAGAAAGGTCCACCGAACAGGCCACGATAGAGCCGACGCCAGCAGCGTTGGCAAGGATGTTGGCGGCAGCGCCGAGACGCTCGGTACGGACAACGAACTTCTCAGGGTCAGCACGGAGCTGGCCCGCTGCATCGCAGTAGATCGGCGCACCGTTGGTATCGGCGCACGGGAATCCCCACGTCCCCGACGTTGCGACACCAACACCAGCGGCCGTGACGATCAGACCGCAGGCAGGCTTGATGTCCGCCGTGATGGTCGTGCCAGTCAGGGTCAGGTTGATGCTGTTCGTGTTGGCGACGGCCGGGGTCTGGAGGTTCGTCGGAACGTACAGGCAGCCGTCTGCACCGTAGACGATGCTGTTGCCAGTGTCGGTCGAGATGCAGGTAGAGATCGTCGGACTGTGGCCGATCGTTCCACCGGCCGTGATGGCGATACCCGCACCGGCCACACCGGTGAACGGAATGCTGGTGACCGTGTACGGATTGGCGGCCGATCCGTCACCAGTGACGGTCGTACCGACACTACCGACGACGGCGCAGGTGCAGGAGGAGGAGCAGGTTGCACAGGCCATCAGTCGTGCTCCTCCTCGCCCTTACGACGGACCGGAGGCAACTTGACGTTGCCTGGGTGGGGACCGAACTCAGCGACGATGTCGGCCTCGTCCCAGCCAAGCTTACGGTAGCGCTTGGCACGGGCGTCGTAGGCCTCGGCCCGCATGCCAGGGATGCTCTTGAAGAACGCATCCATGGCAGCCTTGTTGGTCTTGGCGATCCTCTCGGTGGCGTTGACGTAGTCGGCCTTCGTAGTGATGGTGACTCCGTCCTTGAGCGGCAGCTCGTACAACGACTTCCCGCCGTAGAGGATGTCGAGCTTCGAGATGTCAAACAGCGCACCATGGATCACTAGAGCGACCCACGCATCGGGGGCGGGTCCGACGACGGTCATCCTGCGTGTGCCCGACGGATCGGTCGGATCTGGCTCGTCCGAGTACCACATCAGGTTGGGGTCATGGAACGGGCCAAGCGGCATTGCCCGAGGATCGTAGGGCTGGAGACGCCACACGATGGTCTCAGCCAGCGGCGCTCCTGTGGCATCGACAGCGAACCGCTCCAGTGTCTGCTCGAACATCATCAGATGGTCACCCCGATCACGTGGTCCTGGACAGCGCCCGAGATGGAGGCAAACTGTGCGCTCATCGAGCGTGTGGCGAAGAAGTTGCCGTTGATTCCGTTGCCGACCACGCTGTTGAAGTTGTTGTTCACGATGGCGGCACCAGGGGCCAGCACACCGTTCGTGATGGCCGTGTAATGGTTGGACTCGGTCAACGGGAAGGTGGCAGAAGGGCCGTCGCCGTACACGGACGCCAGAGGGAACCGAAGTCCACCACCGGTGAATCCATCAATGGCCGCACCTCCGACGCCGGGACCGGACCAGAAGATGGTGGCCCGCATGGTGTAGTACCAGTTCATGCTGCGGCAGGTGGATGGGTTGGTGAACACGTACTGCGGTGGTGACACACCGAGACCTGACTCGTTGTCGCCCCAGTTGTTGGTGCCACCAGAGTTGACACCACCCGGAGCGCCAAGGGTTGCGATCGTGGATGCAATCCGTGAGGTGTGCTCGGGGACGCCACGGAGACCGGTGGCTGTCTGGTAGATCTTCGTGCCGAACGTGTCGGCGCACGGCCAGTCGGTGGTGAACTGAGAGGCGGCTCCGGGGACGCCTCCACCGGCAGGGGAGCAGATGACCCACTCACCCGTAGCGGCATCGAACGTCGGGGTGGTGGAGCCGTTCGCACCGTCGTAGCGGACGCCGATCTCCGGGATGCCGTCAGCGTCCGTGTCGGGGTACGCCACACCAGCAGGCGTCTCGGCTGCACCCGTGCCGGTGGACCAGAACCCGTTGCCCACACCATCAGCGGTGAGAACCTGCCCTGGCGTTCCGATGGTGGCCCAACGGTTGTTGGCGTCGTCGTAGAAGAAGCCGTTGTTGAGCATCATCGGGGACACGCAGTCCTGGATGTCCTCACAGACGATCGGACTGGCAGGGGCGTACAGGCAGTTGTCCGCACCGAACACGATGGTGTTTCCAGCGGCTGTCGAGAGACAGACCGAGATGACGGGCGCATGGCCTGCCGTGCCGTTCGCAACGATGGCGATGCCGTTTCCAGCCACACCAGCGAACGGGGTTTCAGCGAAGAACGGACAGCCGTCCGTTCCGAGTGTGAGACTGTTGCCAGCGTTGGTAGATACGCAGCTCGTTGCCGAAACGATGTAAGGGTCCGCCCCGGAGCCTGTCCCGGACACCGAAACGTGAGAACCGGCAACGACCGAGCACAAGCACGCCGAGTTGGAGGCGCAAGACGCACAAGCCATACCGAAAGTCTACTCGACGATGGCTGGCTGCGGTGCCTCGGTGGTGTTGGACACTGTGGTGGTCGAGTTGGCCACGACGGGCTCGCTGGGACGGCGTGATCCAAGGCTCGCCAGGATACCAACGATCGCTAGTAGTGGTGTGGACAGCGATGCGATGATGGCACCGGCGTCAGCAAGCGATGCGACGGTCACACCCTTCCCGATGAGGATGACGATCGGGAGCGCAGCGATGGAGAATCCGATGGCAACCGCCACGACAGCGAGAGCCGTTGCCACAATGACCGACACCGATGCCGGGATTGTGGTCCCATCGGGTGCAACCTTGGAGCGAAGAGCCATGCTCACCCCGGAAGGCTCAGAAGCACCGACCAGGTGACCTGATCAATGACGCCGGTGACAGGCAGCTTGACGAACGCCTGGACGGCCTTGACGGCTGCCTCGGTCTGAGCGCCGAACTTGCCGTCGGACTTGCCAACAGATGCCTGTCCTGCGCCGTCACGGAGCTTGTTCTGTGCGAGCGCTACATCCATCCCCTCATCACCCTTGTGGAGATCCCGGAACTGGCCGGACGTTGGAGCAGGCTCCTCGGTCGGCTGCGGGAACTGCTCGGCGGGCTGGTAGCCGACGACGGCGTCAGCGTTCTGGCAGGCGAAGTGCCAGTTCTCGGACTTGACCGTATCGACGATCTGGAACGGCGCACCGATGGCACGCAGCTTCTGGCGCTCCGGCAGCGTGATCGCCTTACCGTTGTCACGCATGAAGTCGACGGCCAGACCCCATCCGTGCATCGAGCCACCCGGTGCAGCAGCCGTGGCCATGCCTGCACGCAGGTGGTAGACCTGGCCGTTCCACGTCTTGCTGTTCGGACCAGGACCCTTGACATAGCGGCTCTCGAAGAGCTGCTTCTGCTGAGCGTACGGACGGTACGCTGAAGCAGCGCCGGGGATCGGCACGATGCCGACGCCAGCGGCCTTGGCGGCAGCCACGAAGGCGTCGAACTGATCGACTGCCTTGGCGTGAAGCTGCCACTTCACCATGAATGGGAGCAGTAGCGACGACGGGAAGTTCTGGTCTGGATAGGCGTCCAGGTTGTCGGGGAGACGCACTCCCTCGGAGACGAGCTTTGCCATGTCACACAGTCTACTTGGCGTGACTCACACCGAGGACGGCTAGATCACGTCCCAGGCGATACGGAACAGGACGCTGAGCATCCGCTTGATCCTGCTGAACTTGATGCTCCCGGCGATCTCCATCACGGGAGACGGATCAGTTCGATCGACCAACCACTACCGGAAGAGACGGCAGCCGTAGCGGCGTTGTTGGACTGCCCGGCCCACCGGTACGCTGTCCCGGCCGTGAGAAGCGCCTCGCCAGTCCAGTTCTCCAGCGTCAGCGATGTTGAGTTGGGCCACGTGAGACCGGCAACAGGGGCCAGGCTTCCCGCCACCGCGATCCCTGTCTGGTGCTGGTACGAACCGGCCTGCCATGCGAGATGTGCTGACACACGATAGTAGCCAGTGACGGCGGGTGTGAATGTGGACGTTGTCGGGTTGTACAGGTTGTCTGAATCGAAGCTCTCGGTGCTGCTGATCACCGTCATGATTGGAGATGCCGGGCCAGGGAGCCCACCTGCACCGGGAAGGATGAGCACCTGAGTGATGGTGCTCGTGAACGTGCCGACGACGAGGGGGACAGCCTGCACGGTGCTGGCAGCGGCGAGAGCGTTGGATGCCGCCGTCTGCGCATCGGCAGCGGCAGCCTGAGCGGCGGATGCGGATGCGGATGCGGATGCAGCATCAACCTGAGCCTGAGCAGCGGCAGCGGCAGCCTGCGAAGCGACTCCTGCGGCCGTGTCAGCGGCAGCCTGAGCGGTGCTGGCAAGAGCGGCAGCAGCGGATGCAGCAGCCTGAGCGTCGGCAATCGACTGAACGGAAGCGTCCACGCTCGCTGTCAGCGCTGTGAGCCGGGCGGCGGCAGCGGCGGCCTGAGCCTGAAGATCGGCAGCGGCAGCCCTTGTCGCTTCAGCGGTGGCCTGAGCGGTGTCTGAGGCGCTCTTGGCTGCGTCAGCGGTGACCTTGGCCGCATCGGATGCCGCCTGCGCTGTCACAAGCGCCTGCGCTGTTGCGACCTGGGCGGCCCTCAACGCATCGACACCAGCCGAGAGCGCCGCCTGCTTGGCGTCAATCGCTGCGATCTGATCGGATGTGAGCTGCCCACCGTTGGCAACCGTGGTCTGAAGAGCGGTGAGAGTCGTCATGGTGTCCTTGATGGCGGCTCCGGTAGCTGTGACCGAATCGAGTGCCTGCGCTGCCGCCACCGATGCGGCGTTGGCGACGCTCCGAGCGTCGGCTGCCTGCTGGCTGAGTGCCGTGAGAGACTGCTTGACGTTGTCGACCGCCGTGGAGATGTCAGCGGTCTTGGTCGTGAGATCTGCGAGCGCCTGGTCAACCGACGTCTGGTAGTCGTTCAGCTTGGTCGTGAGCGTGTCATACGCTGACGAGAGCCCGGCGAGCTGAGATGTCAGCTCCTCCTGTGCGCTCGTGACGTTCGCCACCGTGGAGTTGGCCTCTTCCACAGCGCTCTGAAGAGCACCAACGGCGGACTCCACGGCGGCCACCCGATCAGCTACGGCGTTCTGCGCATCGTGCAGCGAGGCAAGCTGCGAAGCGATCGAGGCAAGCCCCTTGTCCTGAGCGCTGTTCGTGTCATCCAGGTTCTTGGCAACGACACCACCGGCCACGAGAGCCGCCGTAGCGGCCATGATCATGGCGTACTGCTTGGCAGCGGCCCGCTTGGTCTTGATCTTTGCCCACAGCTTGGAGATGAACTGGATGAGCGTCTGCTTCCAGCCCTTCTTCTTATGCTCGACCGCAGTCGTGACAGCTTCCCTGACATCCATGCCAGGAAGTCTAGCTGCGGGAGAGTGACGCTCAGGAGCTAGGGAGCGCACCCACGGCGGTCATGGTCACTGATGACAGGCTTACACCGAACAGGGCGAAGCTAACCGTGACAGTCATGATCACCGGGCCGGGGGCGACAAACACGCTAGTCTGCCAGGGTGAGAATCCTGGGGACAGGGTCTCGTTGAGGATTGATGCGCCGCTGCTGGCGTTCGTTACAATGATGGTGAAGATGTTTGGGCCATCGGCGGGACCCGAGATCCGGAAGGTCCCTCCCGCCCAAGTGGGGACAGGGGTGAGACTGTTCGTGAAGGCAGCGTTGCTACTGTTACCAGAGCCCAACTGAATACCACCCGTCGCAGTAAAGGACACGTTGCCTGATCCGCTCCACGCTGGAACGGTCAGCCCGCCAGAGTTGACGTAGGTGTTGCTCGTAGGGAGGTAGCTAAACCCATGTGGATGGTTGAACCGGCACAGCAGCATTCAGATCACGTCCAGTACACTGTTGTGCCGGTGATCTCCAAAGTGCGTGCTCCTCCAGCGATTCCGCCTGTGGTACTTCCAAATGGATTCACCAAGGTCTGCCCTGCGGTCACTGCGATCCTAGCCCCCACACCAACATTCGACTGGCGAACACGACATGTGAAGTAGTTGGTTGGAGAGATTGTAGCGATCAACGGGGTGGTGAGCGTGACGTTCGCTGAGACGAGCAGTGTCCTACCGTAGTCAGCCGCAGTGATGGCCCTGCCCGCAGCGACAGCAACAACACCCTCACGTGTTGGTGTGACCCACAGGTTGTTGATCGCATCCCAGCGGTACTCCTCAAAGATCGCTCCGGCCGACGTGCCTCCGTTGGTCCTGTAGTAGGTCTCACCCTGGATGCCAGCAGCAACCGGCACAGCGGTTCCGTACGAGATCTTCCCGGAGGACGACGCCGAGGCGGCGTCAGCAGCCCACACGACACCGTTGTACACGAAGTTGAGCGTCGAGTTGGGCTGGTGAACGATCGGCAGCGCCCCTGCGCCACGGTTCGTTGCGGTACACGTGATAGGAACGGTCCCACGGTGAGTCACCGAGAGCATACGGCCAGCCGAGAGGTTGGTGGGAAGCGCCAGTGTGTACGTGATCCCAGCGGTGGACTGGAACAGGACTACCAGTGAGGCGGTATCGACGTTTGCTGTGCTGATGCCAAAGTTGGCAGCCTGATTCAGAATGTTGATGGGGGTCCAGATCGTTGGAGCGGACACGGTCAGTGTTCCCAGCACTGGACCATTGGTCTTGATTCCCACACCCTCGTTGGCGGTTCCACCCGTGGCGAGCCCGACAGTGCCGTCGTGCTGGATGGCGTCAATGGGATCGTTTAGGCCATCCGGGAGAGCGGCTCCCGCCACGGTACGCCAAAAGTCGTTGTTGGCTGAGATGGCGACACTTGACTGCCACGCCGTTCCATTCCAGATGCAGTTCAGGAACGTACCAGGCCCAACAGCAATCGAGGCTGGAAGCCCTGTGGCGGGGCTGGTGAACGCCAAGTTGAATGGCACCGTGCCGTTGTTGCCGACACGGAGCATGCGTCCCGACGTGGTCGTCGTTGGGTTCGGGATCGTGGTCGTGATGGATGCTGTGGTCTGTGTGATGACAAGTGATGACGAGACATCAACCGTTGTGGCCGCTGACAGAGTGGTGCTCGTAGCCCTGTTGGTGAGGACCGTCTGACGAATCGTCTCCGTCCCATCGTGATCGAACGTAGCGGTCGGTGCTCCGCCAATCTTGATGCCAAGGGACCCATTGTGATCGACATTATCGGTGTAGTCGGTGGTCCCGTCCGGGAGCAGCGCTCCGGGGTAGGAACGGAAGAAATCGTTTGTCGTTCCAGCGGCGGACGGCAGACGGAGACGGTTGGCCATACCACTCAGCCTAGCTCAGTGAGAGCACCGGATCTGATCGCTCTCAGGGCGGGGAATGAACTTGCCCAGTGGCGCACCACCGGGAATGAACTTGCCCAGTGGCGCACCACCGGGAATGAACTTGCCCCACCCTGACAACGATCAGATCACGGGGTGCGCTCGTTGTTGGTGAATGCAGCGACTGGAGACGTCGGGTTGAACAGCGGGTTGATCGTGGCGATCGGCCACCCGCCCGTATCGAAGGTCACCGTGAACGGGAAGATCTTGGAGCTGAGAGTGATCGGTGCCGACCACCCACCAGAGACACGCTTCTGAGGAGTGTGGTTGTCGTGCGTGTCAATGATCGAGTAGCGAAACCAGAAGCGACCAGGGAACAGGCGACCGTCGTAGGCGAACCTGCGGCCAGCGAACCGGTAGTGCTTTCCCTGAGCGCCGGGGATGATGGCGGTGGTTGTCTTGTCGAGGAGTGCGGCCGTCGGCGTTGAGCGGTATGCGACCTCACTCAACTCCATGAACGTGGCGCACCCCTGCCCAACGTTGATCACCTGTCCATTTGAGGTGACCGGCCACTCAGTCTGGCGGATGGCGGAAATGTTGACGAGTGAGCCAGCGGAACCGTCATGG